CATGAGTTCCATCTCCTATTGTTTTGGATGGTTTTGCGATCGCCTCCACTTTCTTCTGCTCTTTGCTAACTTCACTAAGCTTTGTTGAGGGTTTTGCTTTTTTGGTTTTGGCAGGAGTCGCTTTTTTCTCTGCTTCCACTGCGACGGGTTTTGATACCTTGGTTTTTGATTTAGATGCCTTAACCTTTATATCACCTTGGGGAGGGGGAGGAGCTTCTACATCTGGCTTAATTTCAGTAGGCTTAACTGGAGTAGCTTTGGGTGTTTTTGCTTTTGTTTTAGCAAACTCAGAAGCCTTGGATTTTACTGCCTTAAGAATTTGTTTCCCTTTTTCATCTTGCGGTTCTGACTTGCAATTTTTCTTAAGGCTAATACAGGACTTCCCACAGCTATAAGAAACCCCATTCTTGCATTTTGGGGTGGCTCTAGCTGCGTCGGCTCTAGCTGCGTCAATCCGCAAAAAATAACCCTGAGCAAAAGTACGACCATTGAGATAGTCTTCTTCAGTTGATTTATCTATTAGCATTCCCACCCTCCTATATTTTCTCCAAGGAAGACATTTTAGCGTTTGCTTTGTTGCTTTGATTGACCCATTAACTTCAATTCCCTTGCCTAACTACAGAATAGATAAAATCAAACATTTCGGGATCGTTTTTGGCTAAGTAAATGGGGTTTTTATACATCATCTCTAATCCCATTGACAGAACCTCGGAACTAGGCTGGTTTCCATAAAACTTCCCTATGTAATGATGAAGCCATTTATCGACCTTGGTAACTTCATAGTCTTCATAGAGATCACCCGTTGATTCGCTCAATTTGACAATAGGCTCTCCTTCTGTCCTTTTATTATAAAATTCTTTAACTTCTCTCCTTACCTGAATATTCCGAGCCTCTAGCCAATGCCCTGATTCGTGGATGATTGTCGCCGGATCTGGATTTGCCATGTGTATAGCTCCCTGTTTGTAATAACTTCTTCCCGAATCTGTCTCTTTAACTTCTAATGTTTCTTTTAAATTGGGAACCGAAATCATTTCAGAAAACATCTCAAGCCCTTTCTTATATTCATCTGGTTTTCTTACATTCTTAGAATCAAACGCTACACCAATATCAACTGGTTTCTCAACCTTTATCAACTCACGAGCTTTGTCTAAAATATTATCAATTTCTTTTTTTGCTTCTATGGCAATTTTTAACTCATTTTGGGAGAATATCTCGGCTTCTTTTTGTCCATTTTTATTCAGTTTTAGAGCAACACTTTCAGCAAATTTAAGATCCCTTTTTATTCCGCTTTCTGGATCATCGAATTCAAGGTGAACTGATGCCTTAATTCTTGCATCAGAAGATATTTTTTGATTGCTATCTAATTCATTTGACAATGCCATTAATTGCGTTCTTTTCGATTGAGCTTCGGACTTCAATACTTCTATTTGACGGCTTCTTTGTTCTTTGATTTGCTCCTGTTTTTGTTTCTCTAGCTCTTTTTGACGATCATTGTATGGTTTAAGTAGTCGAGAGACTTCTCGGACTTTTTCTTCAAGGAGAGTCTCTTCTTCTCTTTGTGTACTTGGATTTATTTCCAATAATTTGTCTGTATAATATCTTCTTAACTTAAATAGCTTGTCAATCCGTTCTTCCGAAAAGTCATCATCAGCATTAGCCTTACAGTTTTTCTTAATATTAATACAAATACTCCCACAGTTATAAGAAGTCGGCTTGACACATTGAGCTTTTTCCTTTCTCAAGCCTTGACTATCAACTCGATAAGAGTAACCTTTCGAGAAATCTTCCCACGATTTAGCATCCAATTCCGTGCTATCAGTTCGAGCCACGAAGGGTTTATAGACAACTGACTTCTTGGTTATCTCAAAACTGAACACGCGGGGACGGGATAAGTCTTTGAATCGCCCTGTTATCTTGTTACTATCCTTATCCCCTAAATCAAAATCCAACACCATCACGGGCGAATTATAGGCAAATGGGAGCGATAACGTTTGAGCGATCGCTAACTTCATTTGAGTCTCGGAAACCGTAGCATTTGGATTGAACTTCATCGCATTAATAAATAATATCTTCGTCTGTTGTCAGAGGAGTAATCGGTTGATCCATCACCGTCCCCTCAAAGGTTTTGGCTATTTCGGTGGCAATTAACCAATCTGGGTCGGGTGTTGCAGGGGAATTAAGCCAGAAAAAAGGCGAATCAGGGTCTATGGCTGCCAATTTCTCCATTGCCAAGACGTTATTTAGAATTTCGGCATAATGGGGTGTTGAGGATGACCAAACGCCATTTTCAACAATTGCCACTACACCATTGATTTTAACGCGATAAGCCATGCTAACCTCTCCTAACTACTGAGTAAATAAAGTCAAACATTTCGGGGTCTTTTTTTGCTAGATATACTGGGTTCTTATACATTAATTCTAAACCCATTGAGAGGATTTCCGTTGACTTGTCAGGATAAACTTTTCCCATATAAAGATTTAACCACTTATCAACTTTAGTTACTTCATCATTACTATATGGGTTTTTGCTAACATCACTTAACTTTACCGTTTTTTCTCCCTCCGTTCTTTTATTGTAAAATTCTAAAACTTCTTTTTTGACCCCATTGTCAGACAAATCCAACCAATGCGCTAACTCATGGACAATGGCAGACGGGTCATCAGTTCCTAGTGTGATTTTCTTTGCAGCGTCAGAATAAGAGCTTCTGCTTCCCAATGGTTCTGTTACTACGATGGAGACAGGACTTCTCAATTTTGGTACATCGACCAACCTCTGAAAAGCGTCAATTCCTTTATCTAACAAGTGTTTGTAAAGGATTATATTATCCCCTTTTTGTTTTATATTAAATGATGACGGATTCTTTACTTCAACTAATTTTCTGGCTTCACCCAAAAGATCGTTAACTTTAGCTAGTGCAGGTTCTAGGTCGATTTTGGCAGCATCCACATATGTCTGAGCTTTTTCTGGATTTGTTTTAATATAATCCTTCGCTCTTGAATTAGAGAATTTTATCCTGCTAGTTAAAAACTTTTTGGGGTTTTCTTCGTTAATTGCTATTATGGCATTTTGATTGGCTTTGATTGGATTTCTTTTCTCTTCATGCTCAAGATCATCATACATCCCCACGAGTCGTTGCCGAACAACTCTTGATTCTATTTGTAACCTCGCTTTCCTTTGCTCTGGAGTCTCTTTAACTTCGGGTTCTGGCATTACGACTGGCGCGGGTATCACTGGCGCGGGAATGACCGGAATAGGGGTTGGTGTCGGCTTAACTTTAGACTTTGAGGGTCTAATTTTAGCGTAATCAATCCCCATTGTTTTCAGCTTTTCAAGCCTATCCTTTGACCTTGAATCATTCGGGACTATCCTGCAATTTTTCTTAACATTAATGCAAGATAGACCGCAATTATAGGAAGTAGTCTTCACGCATTGAGCTTTCTTTTCCCTCTTGTCTTCTCTGTATTTAATCATCCTCTCCTCACAACACTATAAATAAAGTCGAACATTTCGGGGTCATTCTTGGCTAAATAAGCAGGGTTGCGGTACATTATTTCCATTCCCATAGAAAGGATTTCAGAGGCGTTTTTGTATTCCTTGCCCATGTAAGGATTTAACCATTTATCAACCTTTGTAACCTCTCTATCCCCATAGTTTTTATTGCCAGTAACTTCACTTAGTTTAATATTTTTCTCGCCTTGGGTTCTCTTATTATAAAACTCCTGAACTTCCTCTCTGATTCCTGGTACTTTCTCCTCTAGCCAGTGACTCATCTCATGAACTACAACGGCAGGGTCGGAATTACCCATGAATACATTATTTGTCTTGGGTTTGTAGCAACTTCTCCCCTTCCTTTCTGGAGGGGTTTCCACAATACTAACTGGAGTGTCCAAGCCTGGAATTGAGATCATTTTTTGGAACGCCTCAACACCTTTTTTATGGGCGTTAGGGGTTCCGGTTTTGACCGATGAGTTTAATTTAGTAGGTTTGTCTACCTGTACCAGTTTTCGGGTTTCTTCTAGGAATTTATCAGACTCCTGTTTCATCTCCCCTATAGTTTTAAGCGCACTACTTAGCGCTCTCTCGGCTTTTTGTAGGTTGGTCTTTGCCGTTTCAACCGATTGCTTTTCGTACTTATTTTTTAACCTTGTTAGCTCCCTGTCAGGAGCTTCTGTATTCAAAAGTTTGGGGACATTGCCTTTTGATGTTGACGTTTTACTAACATCTTCATACATCTTTAATAGTTGCTCTCTCTTGGCTTTTGCTTCGGCTTTTAACCTAGCTTTTCTACGGTCTTGGTTAATAACTTTTCTGTCTTGTGCCAAAGATGTCGCTTCAGTTTTCCTTTTTTCTTCAATTGATCCTATGATCTTGTTAGCCGTAGCCCCTTGTCTTTGAGATTTTGCTGTGTTTTGCTTCGCATAAATAGAAGCAATTTGTTTTAACTTCTGAAGACGCGATCGCCCAAAAGATTCAGAAGGGACTTGTTGGCAAGATTTGGAAACGTTGATACAAGCCGCTCCGCAGTTATATGATGTTGGCTTTACGCATTGGGGTTTTTTCATTTCAGAACATAAAAGGAAGGGCAAGAGTCTGGGCGATCGCCAACTTCATCTGAGATTCCGTTAGCATGGCATCTTTTCTAGTCGTTAAACTCATAGTTAAATCTCCTATACTTCCTCAGCTTCAACAATAATCCGTCCGTTTTCTTCCCTGACACTTTTAACCCGATGGCGAGTATCCTTTAAAACCATAACCTCGTCTTCTTCTTTGATGTTGCTTAAATTCTTAATAGAAGCACCTGATTTGTTGATTGATTTAATGACAACAGGATATCTTTTTTCCTCAATAAAGAAATCGTCTGAAAATTCTTCTGCTGTTTTAAGGCTAGATGACCAAGAGGCGTGAGCACCTTGATTATCTAGCACTCCATCCTTGTCGCCTTTAGTCCAGTTTAAAGCCTCCTCTTTGGTTTCAAAGTGAATCCCTCGGTAAACTTCGCCTTTGTATGGGGTTGAGTTCCTGACATAATTAGAGATTCGATTTGCATCTTCGTTCTCCTCTCCTGCCTTTTGATCGGCTCGGATGTCGTTAGCATTCCTCGTCCATTTATAGATGGCTGTAGTGGTGGCTGCTGCCTCCTTCTCAGAAATATTGACCCCTGCTTTTTTCAGTGCTTTATAATACTCTTTGTGGCTTGATGGCATGGATTCATGATCGCCTTTGCCCACTAAATTAAGGTTTTTGGGTTTATTTTCGGGTTGTTTAACTGCCTTTTCCTCGGATTCTTTTTGGGGTTTAGTTATTTCTGGTGATGGTTCAGGCGCTTTCTTTCCCTCATCTGGAGAAACTTCTTCTGTCTCAACGATCAAAACACCATCTTCGTATACAACATTCTTAACCCGATGGCGAGTGTCTTTGACAACCACTACCTCATCTTCTGTGCCAATGTTGCTTAGGTTTTTGATGGAGGCACCCGACTTATTATTTGTTTTGATAATGACAGGTTGCGATGTAAAGTCGTTTACCGAATTGTTACCAGCAAACTTTCTGGCTTTATCCCAGTTAGAAGTCCAAGAAGCATGGGCATTCTGATTATCTAATATCCCATCACTATCTCCCTTAGCCCAACTCAAAGCCTCATCTGTTGATCCGAAGGAGATGCCTCGATAAATTTCGCCCTTGAATGGCGTTGAACTTTTAACGTAATCATTAATCCGGTCGGCAATAATGCTGTATTTCCCTGCTTTTTGAGATTCCCTAATATAAGAAGCATCCTCCGTCCACTCTCTAACGGCTCCGGTAATCTTTATGGCATCGTCATAAGAGATAGGATTGCCCGATGTTTTCATTGCTTCATAGTATTCATTCGCATCTTTGGGGACGGACTCGTGATCCCCTTTTCCTACTAAATTAAGGGATTTGGACTCGGTAGCCTTTCCCTCTATCTTTTCAGGGGTTTTATCTATTTTAGGGGTTTTATCTATTTCCGGTGGTTTTTCTACCTCTTTCTTGGTTTTTGCGGTAGATTTAGGAGTGGATTTCTTAGTTTCTTTAGCGTAATCAATACCAGCAGCTTTCAGTTTTTCTAAACGATCCTTTGAGTTAGCATCGTCGGGGTTGGATTTACAATTATTATTAATATTTATACAGGCTTTTCCGCAATTATATGCTGTGGGTTTAACGCATTGGGGTTTCTTGGAGTCTCCTGTCTTGCTTTTCGCCTTGGCTTTTGCCTTAGCATCAAAACGATAGGAATACCCTGACGAGAACTCCTCCCATTGTTCCACTGCATCGTCCGAATCCATACGTCCTGTCGTGTAAGGTTTGAAGTTGACGGTATTTCCATCTAACTCAAAATCAAACACCCTTGGACGGGCAGAATCCTTGAATCGCCCTGATATTTTACCCGTGCCATCTACCTTAAAGTCCATCACATCCACTGGGGAGTTATAGGCAAAAGGAAGAGCAAGAGTCTGGGCGATCGCTGCTTGCATTTGAGCTTTTGTTGGGGCTGATTTAGTCTCTATGATCATGTTTTTTGATATTCCTTTTGCCTGTAACTTAATTAAGGATTTCTATATGTTCCTACTGCTATTTCTTTTAACACTTTCGGCTTGTAGCTATTTGATCTTGTTTAATCCTTGAGGATTTTAACGTAATAACGATATGCCCCCAGCTCTGATACAACAGAGTCCTCCACTTTTTTTGGGGTGGCATCTGTCATTTGACCCCCAATTAATTGAACCTTGTCATTTGCCTGCATTTCCATCAATAAATTATTGAAATCCCCTCGACTTACTTTGTCGCCAAGGGTTTTTCTGAGTTCATGAATAGGGATGAGATTGCCATATTTCCCGTCCTTATCAAGATCGGTTAAGGACTTCATTGCCACGTCTTCAAATTCTTTTGGATCTATTATTTGACCGGGTTTTCTTTTCGTTTCAGTCCTAGCTTTTTCCATAGCCTCTTTGTCAAAAAATCGAATGTTATCCCTGTGGTTTCCTAGTTCGGTTTTTATCCCCCCTGGCATTTTCTTTTGCCCTTCACTAAGTCGAATATTATCATTATCGGCTTGAGACTGTAGCATCCACTTATCAAAGTCCTCTGCTTTTACTCTCCCTTTTAATTCCTCTCTCATTCTTGGAATAGGGATCAACCCGTCCATATTGTATTCAAAATTAAACCTAGCCAGTTCTTTTGGTATTTCCTTTTTAAAAGTCTCATAATCCTTAATTGGTTCGTCACTATAAAAGGGATTGGCTTTGGACTTTGGCTTGGATTCCGTCTTTTTAGGTTCTACGTTTGGCTTGGTTTTAACTTCGGGTTCTACCGTTTTCTGTGTTGATAATTTTTGAGTAGAAGGCTTTTTACTTTCTGCCTTGGGCTTGATCTGGGGTTCGTCCGACTTTACCCCCTTTTTGCTTTTGGATTGCTCCATCAATTCAACTCTTTTCCGACTAGCTTGATTTGATTTGTCGCCAAATCCCTTCTGTTTGTCACTGCCTCTTTCTGTCTTATCAAGTTTCTCAAATTCCTTGTAATAAGACATCGCCACACCTTTCAACTTTTTAAGCCTATCCTTAGAAACTGCATCTTTGGCGTTAGTCTTACAGTCCTTCATCACATTAATACAGGCACTCCCACAATTGTAAGCGGTGGGCTTAACGCATTGAGGCTTTTTTTTGCCCCCTACCCCCGCATCTACGCGGAACCCGTACCCCTCTGAAAATGCCTCCCATTCTTGGACATCCTCGTCTGATTCCAAGCTGTCCATTTTACCAGGTTTGTAAGGCTTATAAGTTACGGACTCCCCGTCTAAGGTAAAGGAAAACATCCGTGGACGTGCCGCATCTTTAAATAATCCGGCAATATTCCCATTCTCGGCAACATCAAATTTAAGCACAACAACTGGGGCGTTATAGGCGAAGTTCATTGACAAAGTTTGGGCAATAAATAGCTTCATTTGGGCTTCGGTTGGTGCAGTTCCTCTCCCACCACTTCCCATTGCTACTTCATCTTCATCAACCCGATACAAAGAACTTGGTTTTGATTTCAGCATGATTTTACCTTTTATAAATAGAAACCTTGTGAGTTAATCACAAATAAAAACCTTGTGAGCTAATCTTCTCAACTAACTCCATGTCCCACGTCACAACATTTTCTGTTAGTGAGACTAAGTTACAAACAACGCCATCAGGAGGGTAATAAGTAGTATCGGCTCCGACTAGATAGTCAACCCCCTCCCCTTTCAATTGCACCTCTAAATAACGCCGTGAAATCCCTTTAACTGAATAGGATCTAGTTATCCCCTCCACTGAGCTTAGGTTTTCAATCCCCTCCTTGTTTGGGAATTGTTTTTGGATAACCGGAGTTGGGGAAATCTCCAAATATTCGTACCCATCGCCCACTCTTGTGCGAACGACGAGGTTTTGAATGTTGGGATTGCCAAATCCCCCCGCAAGGGGAGAGATTCGGTCTCTTAGGGCTATCATTTGCTCAACGAAAGATTGACTCATTTCTTCTCTTTAGGAGTATGAGAAACCGGGGCGTGGTCTGATTTGTCTAACTTCTCGTTAATTTCTTGTAACACCACATAAATCGCTGCCATAGCTTGCAATTCTGGGGAAGCAGGAGTTACCATCCCGGCAGAAGTAACTCGACCATTATCAACTGAGAAATCAGGGAACTGTACTTTCATAAGACCAAAATAGGGGGAGTGAAGATAGTATTGCGGAGGTGGATATATTGCCTCCCGTAAGTCGTTAAAGACCAATCATTCTCGGAGCCAGAAGGGGTGGAACTCCCTGACCCCGATGCGATTCCCGTAACACTAGAGGCAATATCCGCCTGTTGGAACCAATCAACGCTGATTCGATGGGCAGCAATCAACATAATTCCATCCGTTCTCTTGGGATCTGCCCAACCAGCGCAGTAATTATTCTCGGCAAAGTTTAAACTGTATTGAATCACAGAAGATTCGACCACAGCGAACTGAGGATAAACCGCTAAAAATTCGGAAGGGAGAACCATTTACTACCCCCGGATGTTCATAGTATTGACTGACTTGATATTCTTGATTTGCTCTGCTATTGCCCTAGAAATAGCGGGACGACCTTCTCTTTTCTCGGATCGTTCTAACCAATCAATATCGCTAGAATTGCGAATCAGATCGAGGGCATCTTTTTCAATATAATCAAGGGTTGTTTCAGTGGGAAACTTCCCTTCCTCTAGTGTGGGAGAGATGATTCTGAATGCTCCGCAATTAATAAGTTGTAATCCGAGAGGATGCCGAGTAATATACTCATAGTCCTCGTCGGGAAGTTCTAAATTAGTCCCAGGAAGAATCCAACTCCCCCGTGTTTCTACCGCATCTAAGGAAGTTTTCTTGGTTCCCCCACGATTAATGGGACGGGAAAAACGAATCGGCGAAGTGATAGCCTCCACTGATATTCCATAGGGAATGCGTGGATTGTGAGGATTTAGTTTGGGGTCAAAGATGATAGTTTTAGACATTTTTATTCAGGTAATACTACAACGTGCATGGAGAATGGGCGTTTGAGATCAATTCCCCCAAACTTAAACTTGGCACCACGCCAGAAAGAATCAACACCAATGGGGCGAGTATCAGTCCACTTTAACGGTTGATAAATCTTAGCAGAGACTTTTTTGGGATCTCGACGGAAAGCCTGAATAAAGCGGGTGGGAGCTAAACCAATCGACTCTAAATAGTCAGGAGCCATCTCGGACACAACGCCGACTTCTTTGATATTAGGGTTGACTTTTAAGAAATGCTCTAACACCGTACGATCCAATGCGGATGTGCCGATTTGAATAATATCCGAGGAGAGGTGTTCGTAAGTTTCCGAATCCATCAACAATGTGTCCGGCTTCTCTCGGTTATTGGTCAGCCGAGTCGGAGCATTAACACAATCATTCAATACACTCAGTTTTTGCTGTGATGTTGCTGACCCGTTCAAAGGGAAGGGAGCATAAGACCGCAGTGCTTGGGGATGATTCAAGAAACCGGGCATTCCTGTTTCTAAATCCCCGTTTGCCACCAACTGATTGATTTTTTGTTGTGCGGCTTCTTGAATTGTCCAGATTTTGTCTTCTTCAATACTCTCGCCCATCCGACTAACAGCCGCGATATCATCCTCAGAGACGCTATAGCCTTGTCCCCATTTATGAATCGGCATCTTCATCTCGCCATAGACCAGTTCCACTTCGGGAAGGTCTGTGGTGTAGTTTCGGATTAACTTGAACTGCCCAACGTGGCGGAGCCACCGATACCCCCAGGTTTTTGCCCAGGGCTTGTTTTGGATATTCAGAGGGCAAATGACTCCAGCAGCGAAAGGATAGTCCGCAAGGTCAAATTCCTTATCTATCTGAGCCTCTAAATCCATCAGAGAGCCAAAGAACGTGCCGATTTCATCAGCATCTAACCTTGTAGTCCCAGAAAAGTTCATCATAGTTTATAAATTCTTTCTATACAAATTAGGGAACATTGAAGCCGATCAAAACGCACACCGCACCAGTGCTAGTGACTACGGGGGAACACTTGAACTCAGCCTTCGTGGAGATATTAATCGTGCCACTTGTCACCTTTGTTGCTTTCCCCTCGTGTCCCGCAGCAATAGAGACATAGACGGCATCATTAATTGTGATATCCGTCTCGACACATTCAACCCAGATCCCTGACGATTCTCCTGTCCGGTCAACCACGTCCATCACATCTTGATATGGGTAAGTCGTTCCACCATAGCTTGCACCTTGATTTATCAAAGGCTGCATTTCGATATCTTTGACGATTCGAGTAATGCCCAGGATTACGTCAGTAATAGCAGTAGGAAGCCCTGCAACTTTGGGATCGGTTTCAGTGTTTGCTCTGGCGACAAACCGACCGAAGGGGACAGGAAGAGGTATGGTCATCGCCGTAGTTTTAGTTGCTGTTAAACTAGCACCAGTAACTGTTAGGATATTTTCGATACCATATTCCAGTGCTGTAAACAACACATTATTCCCACTAACAGCAGCAATCCCTCGTCGCCCAAAAGCAGGGTTTATTCGGATTGCATTCAATAAACCAGCTTGCAGTTCCGCTTGAGTGGCACTAGCGTCGGTTGTAAAACGTGCCGTACCTAGTCCGTTGTTTAATTTGACGGTATATGTAGTGCTAGAAGTGGGGGAGGCAGGAACCGCCAGAGTCCAGACCTCTTTAACAGCATTCTTGACAGAAACAAGGGCTTTGACCCTCGGAAAATTAATAGATCCCTCGCCCATGCCAGGAGTCGCCCGATCAAATTGAAGATTGTAATTGTACCGCATTATCTAGTAAACCCCGTGCGTGTTTTTCCTATCGTTAAAGGCTGCTTATAGGCATCTACCCGTCGTCTTTCCCATTCGGTGAGTTCATCTCCGTAGGTAGATTGAGCAGGTCTTTTGAGTACCGAATCAAGGCGATGGGAAAACTCCTCCGAGTCTCCATCGTCTTCCTCCTCGTCATCCCCTTCTTCTTCGTCACCTGGATCGGTGGGGGAGGAATCATAATTCTCCTGAATGTAGGCAAAAACCCCGTCTACATAAGAATCGGATCGGAACGTCAAATCCATATTGGGTTCGATTTCAGCCAACAAAGTGCGCTTGATATCGCTAGTGGAGAAGCCACTATCAAACCGAGTGTCAGAGAACCCTGGTAACAAACTGTCGGCTTCCTTCCAAATCGCCAACAGATCCCCGATTGAATCACCCCGGTAATCACTCTCGCCTTCATCGTCGCCATCAGCACGAGGTTTGGACTTTTTTTTCTTTCTGGAAGTCATGGTTTCTTTTTCTTCCATAACCTCATCTTCCATCATTTCTTCATCTTCATTGTCCTCATCTTCCATCATTTCTTCATCTTCGGGAACAAGAGACATCATTTTCTTTTTGCCCCCATCAACACGGACGTATTGCCCCATGTCGTTCCGGTAATAACCTAATTCACCAAGGACATTGTCAGCATTGTCCACAATGATTTCCAGGTTATCCAACCGAAACTGGTAGTTCTCTTGTGCGGCTTCTAGCTTCCGATTCTCCCGAATCGTAGCGTCAAACCGTGTAACAAGCGAATCGTGGCGTTCCTTTAATTCTTTTAATTCACGGAATCGAGTACCACTAATAGAAGCGAAAACTTCAGGGATTCCTGAATATTCGACTCCATCGCATCTAATTATTGCCATGCGCTGTTCATTATCTCCATTATCTTTGGTTTTGTTGGGGTTACTAGGGTTTTCAACAGCTTGCCCTGCAACAGCTTGCCCAATCCCCGCAGCACTATCTAATCGGAGACGGGCATCTTCTCCTGCCCTTCCTCGGCTCGTTAAAGCCAAATGGTTAGCACGAACATTAATCTGTTCTCTGTCGTAGTGTTGACCATTCCATACCCCTGCCCCTTGTTTGATATCGCAGGTATATCCCGCAGACAACTGTTCCTTTTCCCTTGAATCAATTAGGGCGATCGCTTTAGCATCAAAAAACGACACCAAGCCTTCGATCACCCCTTCAGCCTTGTTGTAATAAGCAGAAGAATCAGTCATCCCGACTGCGTAATCCTTATAACTTTCGCTATTAAGAAGCCCAACATGGGGATGTTCAATTACCAGGGGGAGGAGCTTAAAACTCTCCACTGTGGCTAGTTCTGCATTGGTTTCCGGTCTCCTGAGTTCGTGGACTATGGAGCCATCAGGCTGACGATATTCCAACACCCCATCACGACAAAAAGACCCCTCACAATGGAGGCGACCATCATCAGTTCTGATTACCCTAAATTTAGCTGGAGCATCAAGCCTGATTTCAACCATTTCTCAATACAAAAAAATAATTCTTGTTAAAGAATAACGCACCTTATCAGTCATTTAAAGATGGTGTAAAAAAATAATTTCTATATAAGAAAATCGACTAAAATTAAACCAATGATTTAGATATAAATAATGACTACTATCAAAAGAGAGTATCCTTCTAAGAAGACACTAGGATCTGGTGCGTTGGCTCCCTATCGCGCTCTTGGTCGGTCAATTCGACGGGATCTTATAAATGCAAATTTTGGGATGATGGAATTTAGTGAAAAAAGTGGATGGGATTGGCAGACAATTCGACGGATTTTAATGGGGGAGCGACGGACGGATTTCGTAGAACTATTGATTATCGCTTCGTTAATTTCTGAGGATCAATCGGAGGCAGAACGATTGATCCTTGCTTGGACTAAGGAAACTTTAAAGATTATTGAGCAAGAAATCCCTCAAGAAATCAACCCAGGTCTTATTGATAAACTCGTCGAGATCAACGAAGAGAATCCTTTAGAATAGCGATAATCTCCCTGCGATCGCGTTGACTTACTCCTAAAAATTGACGTTTAGGCATTTTCTTAGTGCCTTCTTGTAAATAGGAGGCATAGGGCAATGGACTCCCTACCTCAACCCTTCCTTTTTCAATCCGATACCGAATAGAAGATCGCAACAATCCTTGGCGTTGTAATATTTGCATAATAAAACCCCGACTTGCCTTGTATTTGAGGGTTGATGGTGCTAAGTGTTCCCATTTCTCCCCATAAGGACTCTGTTCCTTTTGGAAGTTCTCATCGGTTGATGCCACCATAAACTGCCCAACTTTATGCAGTTCGGGGTTAAGATTCTGAAACTTTTTAATTAATTTATTTAGATAATTTCGGACTTGATTGGCGTTAAATCTTAGGGATAGCATGGGGTTAAAAAGTAGGATATACCCCGATCTTAGTACAGAGAAAGGATGTTTTAACGCATCCCTCCTACTGTTTTGGTTATCCTCTGTTAATAACTAGCGTTGTCGTTTCTGGTAGCTTCATTTCAGGATAAGCAACACGCCAGACATCGTGAGAATATAGGCTTTTTGTCTCAAACCTGGGACACGGGACTTTTTTAATTTCTAACCCCATTTTAAGACTCAATGCCTTGAGTAACCGCCAGTTAAAGATTTTCTCTGAGATTTGGTTAAACTTGGCAATCCGAACAATAGAGGAATAATCAAATAACTCATCTAAATTTTTGGAGAGTTCGCCATTCTCTTGCTCAAGCAATGTTTTCTCGGCTTCCAACTTCTCCACTTCTAACGCTAACCGTCCCGCCTCCAGTAATGCCTCAGCATAAGTCTGAGGTAACTTAGGTTGTGAATATTGCCAACCTAATTCAGTTTGTACCCACGACCGAAACCCGATAGCCCCGAATGCTTTATAAACTCGCTTGGCTTGTTCTGTGCAATAACGTTTAGCATCAAAAGCGTAATACTCAATAATCCGGGAGGCAACGGTATCAGGGATCAGGTTAACACCCTCAAAGTCCTGCCCTCCAAGGATTTCAATGCTTTCGGGGAGGTCTAGGTTAACAGCGATTTTATCCAATAGATTCCCGATGGACACATGAGAAACGCCTGCCAACCGTGCGATCGCCCGTCTACTCGCAAAAGCCTGACCTTGATCGTTAACGGAAAATTCAGAACGAATATCGTCAGGTAATAATGATAAATTAGTCATTGTGGTTCCTCTTGGATAGGATCTACTGCCTCTGGGTGTTAGCGCACCGCGAGAGGCGTTTGTTATTATTAATTATAACAGTTTTATTTTGGGCAAAACAGAAGCAAAACCACTAATTTATTGTTAATTTTCTATACTTCTTCGGCTTCCACAAGAATAATTCCATCTCTATCTGTTACCTTAACATCAGTATTGGAGCATCTTTAACTATTTCCTCTTTCGGAATTAGAGGGGATTCTTGTTTTTGCGATCGCTCCCCTTGAACTTTTATTGCTTTCTGTTTTACTGCCTTTTGTTTTACTGCTTTCTGGGATTTGGAGGATTCCGACTTTAAGTCATTGGGGGATCTATCAGAATCATCTACCTTGTAACGTTTACCATCTCGGATGACGTGGGTAACTTTATCAAGAGCGAGAGACGGCTCGTTCTCGTAGGGTTTCCCCATGTATTCGCCTCTAACGCGGGTTTTAACATTCTTGACATTAACCTTTAAAACTTCGCCACCATCAACTATTCGATAGCCAGTAGGGGTATTTCCACTACTCATTAACGAATAAGTATCCTCTTTAACAAGTAGTTTGTCACCCGGAGTTAATGTCTGTTTTAATTCTTTACCGGGGACGATACCAGACAACGGCGGAGGAAGTTTAACAGATTTCATTACCCCCACCAATTTTCCATAATCTTTTTCATAGTCTGGACTGTCATAATATTCGTGTTCTTTGTAGCCTTTTTGCTTTAATTTATTAAGAACATAAACCCCAGCTTCTTGTTCTGTTTCATAGTCTCCACTAATTGCTTTTTTCTTCCTTTCGTTAATAAAATCTTCCGCCTCAATAATGGGTTTATATTTGTCGACTTGTTTTTGATAATAGTTCCCCATTCCTTTTGGAACAGTCCCAGATTTTATAGCGGTTGAATATTCGTTATAATTTTTTCTTTCAAAGTCACCAAACCCACCTCTTAATGCTGACGATAAAACTTCCTCTGTTCCCTTTGGATCTTTCGACTTAGCAATTATATCCTTATATTGTTGATCAACTGATTTACCCCCCGCACCATCAACCCCTACTGAATTTGGGGTTTGCTTGGGTTCTGATTGTGAACTAGATCCGCCGCGAGATTCCCTTAATTTTTTCTTCTCGTCTAAAATGGCGTTTATTCTACTCTCTGCATCCTTCATTGGGCTTTGCAATCGGGCTATTTCTTTTCTAGCCCTGTCTTCTTCTATTTTAGCTTTTTCACTATTATTCAATTCCCCAATTTCATCTTGAAGTTCCTTAATCCGTTTGGATGCCGAAATAGTCCTTTCTGGTAAATTTGAGACAGGATTTCTAACCTCAACTGAATCGCTCGGTTTTTTCTTGGAAAGTCTTTGAATTTCTACCTCGTTATTATTAATACCTATTTCTCGGAATCGTTTTGAATTATTTAATATCACAGCCTCGTTATAAGATTTTTCTTGTTTTAGGCTATTTAACTCTTTTTGAACTCGCTCTTTTTTGTCAAATAATTCATAATCCTTAGCAACGGTTTTATTAATTCGTTGCATGATTGGTCTAAAGTTAGGGTGAGCTTTTTCTAGGTCTTCTTGTGTTAACGGGTTGAGACTGCCTGCTTTACTAAGAATCTTAGAAATAGATCCCGTAATCTTTTTAAATTCAACATTAGACGGATCTTTGGGATCGAGGACTAATTTTTTTTCTAAATTATCCATTAACTTTTCGTATTCGTTTAAGTTAACGTCTTTAGAGATCCCTTCTCCTGACTCTAATTTTTTTACAACTTCCTTCCATTGCTCAAGATTTTTTGAGACACCATCTTTGTTTTTAGAATAAGCAGCGTCGGCGGTTTGTCGCCATAAATCATTTAGGTCAAACGTTTTACCCCCCGCACCCTTATCCCCTGCTGAATTGGGGGTTTGAGATCGTGATTTCTGGTATTTCTCAACTTTTTCGATAAGATCGTCCATTCCGATATCGGTCAAACCTTTAATGCTTTCTCTTGTTAGGTTTTTTGATTTTAAATAATCATCTAAGGCTGCTTTAAATTGCTTGTCTTCAGCAGCTAATCTTGCCTTTTCCACTTTTCTTTTAGCTAAACCCTCTTTACCTCCCTCAATCAACGCTTTTATGTCGCCAGATTCCATCTCTTGAGACTTTCCTTGTGCGATTTCTCTAACAAGTCTTCTAGCCCTAAGAGATGCGTTTCTATCACCCTTTTTGAAGTCAATTGTCTCATTACGTCCGTCTGCGTCGTATAACCTGAGTCTTTTTAAATTAGGGCTGGCTGGATGATCCGTTAATCTAGCACCCACGATAGCCCGTGACTTTTCTTGACCCTCCGCCTTGACAGACCAAGGGATTCCCTGGACAGATCCGTCTGGTTTCGCAGTCCTCCAACCTTCCATTATTCCTGGCCCCGAATCAATATTGAGGTCGGGTTGTTTTTTGTCATAATTTTTTTGATCTTCACTGGGAGATATTCGCGCTATTTTTGCGTTTTTTTCTAAGTTAAGCAACTGTTGGGCGGATGATAATTTTGTGGTGTAAAGACTTTCAAATGACCTTTTATCAGAGTCACTTACATCAGCATCCGGTTTTGGTTGAGCCTTCTGCAACTTCTCAACCCGTGTCATCACATCGTTAGCAAACTTTTCAGCCTGCTCTCTTTTCTTGAATCTATGACTTGGAGCCGTGTTGCCCTTGGGCGGTTCTCTCAGTACGTTCCCATTCTTATTGATAACTTGCCAACCTAAAACGGGATCGGCGGTTATTCTTAAATCTTTGTAGGAATCAAGGTCGTCTTTTAGGTTGACTGATTTTTTACCAATTTTTAAGGCAACAGGTGGCTGTTTAGCAAGGTCGGTGACAGGGACTTCTGCTTTATCGGGAGAGGGGGTGGGCGCGACTTCCTTAACTTCCTGTGGTTTTGGCGTTAACTTATTATCCTCTTGCTTCTTGGTTGGATCGCCCTGAACAGCTTTAAACTCCCCTGCCGCGGCTCTGAGTTTATCAACTTTCTCCTGGGACGGTTTATCGGGGGGATCTGATTTGCAATTCTTGTTTAAGCCAATGCAGGCTTTACCGCAGTTATAAGAAGTATTGCCACACTTAGGTTTTTCCTTTCTGACGGTCTTGACTGCATCGAATCGGTAGCAATACCCTTTAGAGAAGTCTTCCCATGCCATCGGGTCAACGTCGCTATCCGTTCGCCTCCAGGTGAACGGCTTGAACGTGATAGAATCCCCAATCTCAAACTCAAAAACACGGGATCTAATGGCATCCTTAAACCGTCCCTTGATGATGTTTTTATTGCCTACTTCAAAATCCAGAACGATAACCGGAGAGTTGTAGGCAAATGGCATCGACAAAACTTGAGAAATACCAAGTTTCATCTGCACTTCCGTAGGAGCAGCATCAAGGCGACGGGGATTTTGACGGTTTAAGGTTGTGACCATTGTTTTTGAGATAAACTAAATTTTTTTGTACGGGTGCGGGCTGGGGAGTTTACCAGTCTTCCGGCCCTTGAGCTACAAAACGTTTGGCACGTTCGCGTTTTTCTTCTTCTGTCAAATCGTCATAACTTCTTTTCGGATATTTTTTCTCCATTCTCTTGTCAAATTCCTGCAATGTCTCCCCTTCCCCTAAAACATCCTCATCTTCATCTACAACAGCAGGGGGAACGGTTTTAATTTTCTTCTGTCCTTCAACAGCAGTTTTTTTAGCTTTCATGATTGATTTTCCTTTTTAATGCGATGAGTCTATTGTACTTTGTTTTTGCTTAATTAAGTTCACTTCTACCAATATTGAGATGTACTTTGGCGATCGCTAATTTCGCCTGGATTTCTGTTGGCGGAGCATCAAATCTTAATTTATAAGATTGTAAAATAAACACAGGAATTAATTACCGTTTGTTAACATTTGAATCTGTTTGAGAGTAGCCGGATCTGAATCAACCGGAATAGTCCAAATCCTCTCAAACCCTGCTTTTATTGCTGCTGCATGGGTCAAATGATTTCCGACAACTTCATACTCGTAAGGTCTAACTTCTTTGACATAAACAGGGAGCCAATTTCTCTCGGATTCTTTCAACATTTTTGCTACGTCTGCCACTTCTTTTTCCTTCCCTTTCATGTCCTTTGTGGCTACAACGCTTTTTAGTGGGTAGTTCATCATCTTGCCAGTATCTTCAAAATCCCTACCCGCATCGCCTGAATATTTTCCTCTGCCCACTTTACCACCAAGACCCTTAACAACATTGTTAGAACTTAGCTCAGGTAACACGGTTTCAGTGGGTGTCCGAGAGGTGTTTAATGGCTCTAAGGGTTCTAGGTCATTGATCAATTTATTGGCTTTGGGCTTACTAGATTTATCCTTACTGACTTTAATTTTGCTCGTCTTGTCGGTAACTGTAACCTCTTTAATAACAGCTTTTAATTTTTCTTTCTTGGCTACAGAAGTCGGATCTTGAGGATCTGTTTTGCATTTCTTTTTTAAACTAACACAAGCCTTTCCACAAGAAAAAGAAACAGCCGGATTACATTTTGGCTTGTCGGTTCGTTTTTGCATCCCTGCGTCAATCCTAAACGAATAGCCATCTGAAAACTTCTCCCAGTCTTCTACTTTCCAGTCACTGCTATCCATTCTTCCAGGGACAAAGGGACTAAAGGTTATTCCATCGTCTGCAATCTCATAGCTAAATACACGGGGTCTAGCAGCATCTCTAAACCTTCCTGATACCGTCCCTTTTTCGTCAATGTTAAAATCCAAGACGTAAAGAGGTGCGTTAAAAACAGAAGGCATTGACAAGACTTGTGCAATCGCTAATTTTACTGAAGTTTCTGTTGGTGTCATCTTTTTATACATAGATTTTAGGGGCTACTACCTAAACCTTGATTGGCTTAGGCAGTATAAATTTAAACGTAAACGCGAGAGGCAAACTCTAACTCAATTGTGTCAAACAAGGTCTTCCCTGACACGGTAATTGGGGCAGTGGGGGTTACTTTTCGCAAGTAAGCACTGTAAATAATATAGTTTGCAAAAGCCATGTTTGCGCCAACCGGCTGATTGTCAATTAAGTTTTGGACATTTTGGGTTCTCTCGGTTTCAAACGTATCAAGATCAGTGTCAACAGCACCCTGAATTGTTAATGTCACGGATTTTTTTACAAGAGGGATGACCGCTATATCTCCCCCTTGATTTAATTTAACCTCAAGAGTGTCGTCGTCCCCAAACGAGATGTCTTCGGGCTTGAAGGCGTAATCCTTTCCGGCTCTTGTAATCTTGAAAAAACTAACAGGAATTGGCATGATAAAACCCTTCTGATCAGAAGTTATTACTATAATTTTAAGGTTAAATTCTTATAGATCAACGGGACTTTATAAAATAATTTCTATATAAGAAAATCACACCTTTTTTATTGTATTGATTTCTTGGTGAATAGGCGGGAGACAGACCGTTGCAGTGGGTCTGGGGTGTCCTTACTGTCCGAAGTGCCAATTGTTGCCAAACTACCTTAACCTATACATAGATTTACGTAGCCCGTAAATCAGGAACTGACAAAGATTTGATGTAACAGTTTAGACAACTTAGCCAACCCTAGTGAAATAAAATGGGCTGACTAAGTTGCATTCAAAAACCAATTAATTTAAAATTAATCTAATTGAGTTTGTTGATTGATTCTATTTGCTACATCTGTTAATATCTTATTTTGATAAACTTCATTAACTCCCTCCAATTCTTCTGCATCTTGGCGATATTGGTTTAATTCCGTAGGATCGCACTTCTCCACTCCTCCAAAACGATCTAATCCGGCATGATAGTAATAGCAATCGCGCACTTCTTTGGGGGAATCAAAACCCAAGAAATACTTTGTTTCGTCAATCTCCCCTGTTGTTGTGTTGAGTTGCCGAACCTTCCAGAGACTAGGTGAGTTTGGATTTTTGATATAAACGTCGATTGCTTTTGCGTCCTCCGCGTGTCCATAGCTGCGTCTAATATGCCCATACCCTACCTTCATCGTTTTGTTATAGCGAAGATCCCCTTTATCGTGAGTGACCCCAATTGATAGCCCGTGCCAATTAAGAACCCGCTTTATTGGGGTGTAAACAGCACTGTCCATTTGAGTTATAGATTCTTCTTCGACGGGTTCTTCAGTGGGTGGGGCAACTTCCTCTCCTCCTAATGCTCCCATATCAAAACCACCAAGGGAGTTTGCTTGTTCTTCTGCTTTTTTCCTGGCTTCTTCCCATGCTTTTTGATCAAGATTAAGCTCTGGCCACCAACCGGAGTTAGAAGGCACTGTCCGAGCTTCATCTGTCGTGATGAATCCGGCTTGAATACCTGAAGCCAATGCCTGAATATCAGATGAGCGTCCAGAGCGGAGATCCTCGATGGTCATCCTCAAGATAGAAGGGTACTGCCTCTGGTAGTTGTCGGGGATTTTGCCTTTTGTGGGGCCGTCTTTAGCCAAGAAGATATAACGATCAAGAATAGCTGCGCTAGGATCTAAGCTCTCTCCTTGGTACTCTGCCACCGAGTTAGCATAGTTGATTTGGGTCTCCTTGCCATCACGCCCCAAACCCCCAGGGCTTTCTCCCCAAACTATCGTGTGAGGCATCCCAGAGGCTCCTGTTACCCCATCCTTCTGTACTTGCACGAGTGAATCCATCCCGACGACGGGGCGGGCATTCCAGTTGAATTGTTCACGGGAGTCGTGGAGAACCATGCCATATAGATCAAACATTAGTCGGATTGATTTCATGGTTTGCTTAATAGCTGCGATACTTTCTTCATCAGATGCCATCATCAGTTCCCGCAGTCCTTCAAAAGAATGCTGTAGAACTGATTGGGTTTTAATTAATTCGCCTACTGCATTGAGTCCATTCGTATAGTTTTTATAATATTTCCAAACCTCGTCAAAGACACTCAATCCCCATCCATTGTTATAGGAAATCATCCAATCATCAGGCATTAATGCCCCATTAAACCGGAGGATTCTTGACCGATGAATCAGGCGATCATCCTGCTTGGAATTTGTTCCGTTAAATAGTAATTTTTGTTTTATTTGTTGGTCAATTGTTAGGATTTCATAATGTTCAATGTCATCAAGGTCAAATATACTAGCAGCCGTTCTCACCGAAGGAGCAACTTGCCATCGGTGACGAACGATTAACCCAGAGATTGATTTAATCTTGCCTTCATCAACAGGTTCGGAATAATGTCTTCCATCGTTAATCTTGAGAATAATAACTGTCCCACCATGAGAGCGAGAGAACTGCAATGCTTTTCTAAATTGTGATATGGTTTTCAATCTTTCGTGATAGGCATAATAATCTCGGACTAATTTAGAACCCGTCTTACTAGAGAAGTCATCCCCCAAGGATAACTGCCACATCTTTTGGGTTGACGAAGATGGAAGGCTCCATGCAATTCGTTTTAAGATCGCGTCTGCTAAACAGTTTTCTACTTGCTGTTGAGAGAAAGGCTGGATTCTTCCCGTTACAGGGAGAGGATTTCGCATCGAACTTGCGTCGGCACTCTCCGCTAACGCTTGCATCATGACGCGAGAGTCTTCTCTATAACGATTCACAATCTCTGTGGTGGTTTCTTTTTTTGTTGTCTCGGATGATTGGGCGGTCATTTTTATATAAAGTTATTGGTATTTTTTTGCGGAATTATCTTTGAGTTTAAGGCATAATTATAATTATAATATTGTTAATAAGTTATTACTCAAAACAAATGACTTCTTCAATTGGCTCAATTAGTTATCCTGCATCCCAACCCGACCTGACGGTAACAATCCCTTTTAAAAGGGTACGGACACAAATTACTGAAGGGGGGGTGGTAAAGGATGTGTTAGAAGCCTGGGCAGATTTTGGTGGCGCGGTGTCTCAAGTGAATACCATGACCATCACAGCAGGGAGTACAGGGGATGACTACCTAATAGGAATCACTGCCGGGGGTAACTCGGCTATTGTCTCCCACACCCAAAGGTCAGGTGATACTGCGACCACAATTGCAACAAGACTTTTAGAGGAGATTAATGGAGTTCCTTCTGCATCTGCTTTGGTTTCAGGAACGGCAGCGACCAATGTTTTAACCCTTACTTCTGACTTGCCTGGGGTAACAATTACTTACGATGTAGGTGGGTCTACCACGCCTAGTAATATTGTTGTCGCCCAAACCACTGCTGCATCGGGAACCGCAAAAATGCGAAAAATAGGAGAGATAAAAACGTACTTCATTCTCCCCTCTGGTGGGCGGAATATTGCAGGGGTTTCACAAGCCGTTTTTTATGACGGGGGAAACCCTCCTACTGTTTCACGGACAGGCACTGAAACCCTCGCAAATCACCCTACAAGCATGGAGGCGATCTCCGCTTCTGTTAATGCGTAAAGTTTGCCGAGCTTGGGTAAAGGAGTCAGGAGGCGAGTTGTACACCCCTCCTGATTTGGTGTTGCCTTCTTCTGTCAAGGTTGACGAAGATAAAATCGAGTTAAAGTTAGCTGGTCATCCATTAGTCGCAGCATTGCGCAGGAAAAAACGATGGGCTGTTACCCCTGAATTTCTGGACTTTACGCTCTTAGAGGCGAGGTTATCGGGGAATGGTGGGCAATTATCCCTCTCTGGCAATGCTTCAAAATATGATATTAAAATCCCTAAACCAGATAGCGAGGCGATCGCTTATTACTTCCCAAATGCCGATAATAAATCGCCTCTAACAGTAGAATTAGTAGATAGGATTACAGGTCAATCTCAAATCGTGGTTGAAGAAGGCGGGAAAATCTATGCTTCTCCCAATCTTTCTGGGCAAACGGTAAAAATTAGGACGCAGGTGATTTACCGTGAAGCGACCCAAGAGCTACAGGAACCCATAGAAAAACTAGATGCCCATCTTGTCTTCAAGGAAGGGGAATCCCTAAATCGAAGGTGGCGATATTTGGAATTAAAACAATGCGAATTCGAGCCATTATTTGGCAATAGAATCAAGTTAGTTAATTGGCAAGATAGTCAGGAGGAGTGGCTTTAATGTTGCACTTCCGATTAAATTATCAGACTGGGAATTTTATCTTGGTTTTCCCTGTGGCTATTAGAGAGTCTAGGAAACTATCTGCATATCTTTTGGATTTAAAGAAGTCCATTGCAGGGCTTCACATTTACCCAGAGAAAATGGATGATTACCTTTTCCCTCGGTTTCGTTGTCATTATTTAAAAATAGCTCATTTTTTTGAGTTTGATCCTGACCAATTAACTCAAGAATCACGCCATCATTTTTTTATAGCAACGGAGCCGATCACCTATCGAGAGCAGCTAATCCCAGGATTGAGTTTACTAGAACAATTATTGGGTTACAAGTATCCCGAAGATGGGACAGACTCTAAATTACTTCCCCAGGAGCTTATTACAACGGGAGATTTAGCCCTTGATATTATAGCGGATGCTATCTTAATATTTAAGGTGGGAGGACTTGAAAATCATTACTCTTTAGATGATTTGGCAAAGCTATGTAAACAAGCAAATGATAGACTAAAACAGGCGGAGGAGTTAGCCAAAGGGGAAACAACAGGTGGGGATGAAAACTTAGAAAACGAACCATTGGACGATGATTTTGTTAAGGATAGGTCTAGGTTATATAACTGGTTAATTAATTTTGGGGTAAGTGTTCCTACGGAGTTTTAATATGGAAAGAATTGTTCTAAATAGAGCAACTAGACCATCTTCAAAGGGAAGGATAAAAATTAAAATCACAATTGGTTATACGGGGAAGATAGGTGACAAAACAAAGACATAGTGGCTACCCTTCTGTATTAGACAAATTAGGATTTACTGGACAGAGTATTGCAAACTGGAACCCTTGGGAACCCAAAAGTGAACCACAAAGAATGGCTTTGTCTTCCCATGCTGACATTATTGGGTTTGGGGGGAGTGCTGGAGGGGGGAAAACCGCAATCATTCAGATTATGGCGGTGACACAACACCGGAAATCAATTGTTTTCCGGCGAGAGTATCCTCGGCTGCTAGATATTATTGAAAAATCGCGGCTATTATTACGGGGGAGTGGGGCGACTTACAATAGTAACGAAAAGCTATGGAGGAAAATACCCGGAGGGAGAACTCTAAAGTTTGGTGCGGCGCAACATGAAAGTGATATTGAAAACTGGCGAGGGATTGAACACGATCTCAAGGCAGTAGACGAGGTGACAGAGTTCTCCCTTGAGCAATTCCTCTTTTTAACAGGTTGGTGCAGAAGTCCCGATCCCCATCAAAAATGCCGAGTAATCTTTACGTTTAATCCTCCCAGTCAAGTAAGTGGGCGATGGATTATCGGCTACCTGGCTCCCTGGCTTGATCCAAAATATGAATCTCAGACAGGAAGACACCTTGCCGAACCAGGTGAGTTGCGTTGGTTTGTGGGGGTGAACGGGAAAGACCAAGAAGTAGATGTTGATAGCTTTTATCTCACGATTGGCAAGGAAATCCACGAGGTTTCTTCTCTTGATCCTGTAAAGGTTGAGGGAAAACTCTATTATCCCAAGCCTAAAAAGATCAGAATTGGAGACGAAGACTTAGAACCCCGATCCCGCACATTTATTCGAGCGACACTAGACGACAATCCTTTCCTGAAAGATTCAGGATATAGAGGGGTGCTGCAATCTCTCCCTGAACCTTTGCGATCGCAGCTTCTCTATGGCGACATGACCATCGAGCCAGAATCAGACCCCTATCAAGTTATTCCTGGGGATTGGGTCACTTTGGCGATGCAACGATGGGTTGACTATCCTCAAACCTTAAAAATGTCCCATATTGGTGTGGATGTGGCGCGGGGTGGGATAGATAAGACAGTGTTGGCTCTGCGATGGGACAACTGGCTTGATAGACTCAGGGAATTTGATGGAAGCCAGACCCCAGACAGCAATATTGTCGCGCAGCAGATTGCCTCCTGTATGGCGAACATTGGGGTAAAGGTACAAATTGACGTAATTGGGGTGGGCGCTGCGGTTCACGATACCTGTCGAGGGATGAAAATGCACGTTATTCCCTTGAAAGGAAGTGAAGCCGCGAAGGATGGAAACGGCGAGTATTTGAAAGACAAAAGCGGACTCTTGACTTTTGCTAATATGCGGACTTATTGGTACTGGAATCTGCGAGACTTATTAGACCCCAAGAATCAAATCCCGATCTGTTTACCTCCCGACGATCAATTAAAAGAAGAACTCTGTGCATTCCGGTGGTGGGAGTCTGGGAAAACAATAATGATTACCAAAAAAGATGATATTAAGCGTATTATCGGGCGATCGCCTAACTTAGCCGATGCGGTATGCTATGCGTTTGCTAAAACTTACCGAGAAGGACTGGCTGATTGGATGAAAAAATAGATCACAACCCAATAAAACAGTCAATTTGAAACGTGGAAATTGCTACCCAGAGCCGAGAAGAAGTTTGTTGCACTGTTGTAGCATTCACTTCCCCTTTTAGCTGTACCTTGGCGGTTGAAAGCTCTATGGCTCTAACAACCTCCTCGTTGATGGAAAATATCCCGTGTCTGGCATAAATCGCCTCGGTTGCTTTTTCTATCTCGGCATTTAATCGGGAGCTACAACCCATCGAAATCATCACGTTTCCTACAAGAGATCCCAGGTCAGAGGTATACCAATCTATCGCACCCGTCCGCTCCCCCACCATTAAATCCCGCCCAAAATCGAGGTCTTTTAGAAAGAATGCTTTGAGAAATGCTTGTTCAACTTGAGGGACAAACAATTCTATGGTCTGTTTTAATTCTTGGCGATAATTCACGGGATAATATTAGTAGTTAAATTAATTTTTTATGTTCACGCTCTCTAATTCTAACTTACCCGCAACAATCCTGAGTCCATTTAATTTATCGGCTCCTATTTTGTCTGCACAAGGAAATCAGACATTAGCTCCTTTATTTCAAACTAAAACATTTCACAAATACCCTGGCGTTAACCCTTCCCCAACAGAGCTAACAACCCCTGATGCCGTCTTTACCCTTTATAAAATAAATCTGCCTTTTTTAGCTGTTCTACGGGTCGGGATAAACAATTTTATTCAAGCCACAAACCCAGATAGATTGACTGGGCAAAGATTCTATTTACAAAATACTACTGTCTATTTTGCGACTAATACCGTTCCTGATAGTATTAATTTAACCATAGAATTTAACGCCCCTATCCCCAGGGTAATGTGTGAGTTGATAGTATCTGTTCCGTTGGGAATGATTGTATCTCAAGTTTTAAATAGAGGTGTCCCTCTTAATTTTGGGCAAGTAGGGGAGCGAGTTGTGATTGATTGCTCTAATTCCTGCTGTCGGATTAGAGGAGGGGAAACTTTGGAGATGACAGGGCAATATACCGCACATCAGGAGCTAATTGGTAAACTCAATGTCTTTAATATTGGGGAGAACTTGGGATTTATTGATTATGTAGAATGGAGGGGTAGACGGTTTGTTGAGCAACAGGGAGAATTTACACCTGGTCAGTTTTTCTGGGATGATGCCATTCAATCTTTAAAATTAATCACTTGATATTATGCCTATTGTTTCCCGTCCATTATTTAAAAGTAATATTGTCAAAAATCCCCCTAGCCTTCCAGTTCCGATAAAACTGGGATCATTAACTGTTACAAAGAACTTCCAAGATCATCCCAGTGCCTCAATTACCTATGAAGGGATTACAGAAGAAGATATTAGCAGTTACGAGCAGGTTTATAATCCTTCAAGGAATACAAGAATCACCATAGACGGGATTCCATTTAGAGTTGCTCCCGATGGCGGTTATAGCTACGAAAGAACTGGATATTTATATAAAGGAACCAAAAAAATAAATGTTTATACTGTCTCAATCAACCTAGAAGGATGGTGGAAGGTTTATTGTTCACGGTCGGTGAAAATCAAGCCTTTGGTTAATATTGCCACGGGGACATTATCGGCGAGTCGGTTGGCATCCAAGGCGGGTGTCAATTTGTCTGGTGGGTTTGACATCTTCATTGATGAAGTTGGCGAAGACTCTATGATTTCCCTGGATGATGTATTGGAGGAATATGCCTTAGTAGAGGGCTGTTACGTCCATTATGGGCAGTTTGTCGCATTGAAGAATATCAATTCTGGCTCTTCTTATAGTTTTAGTTGGGGAGAACAAATAGCGGACGGATCTAACCAGTTAGGTGTCGCACCCTATTACAATGGAGCCGCGTTGACATGGACTCCAAGGGAAAGTAATAAAGAGCAAGTTGACCCAAATTCACCTCCCGAATTCGAGGAAAAAGAACCTGAACTTAAAACCGAATATGAATACGACCAAGATGTAACAAACCCACCAAAAGGAACAGCTATTTTAAGGAGTTTAGATAGCAACTTAGACCAATCCGGCCCAAAGAAAGTCAGGAGAACAACCTACTCAATTGACGGGCAAACAGACAGAGAGGTTATTGAAACCTGGGGATTTGCTTATTATTTAAAAGACTTTATTGAAACGCCCGATGGATTAATGATTCTCGATCCAGTAAACTTCTGGAAATTAATCGAATTTCAAGAAACTCGCTATTATTATCAGGCAGTAGAACCACCGACTTACACACTTACTACACCTAAGAACACAAAAGAAATAGAATATCAGTTAACTGTGCATCCAGATTATGAAGAATATTTAGGACGTGGTGATTCATTGAAGGGGCTTCAATCTAAGGTTTCAAATGCTAAATACTTGACAAGTATTGTCACGTCTGGATGGAAATTAAGCCGATTTCAACAGGAAGAACCAGGAGGGGATACTGATACAAGTCAGATGGAGGTAGATAACAACGGGAATCTCATAGGGCCTTGGGCTCCAGTGGTTACCTTTAAAAAGATAAACAGGCAAGATGTAACCAGCTTTTACATCAAATCAATGCGCGCAGACTATGGACAGGATACAGTCCCTTACAGCATTGAGTGGGTTTTTTGGGATGAAATGGATGAGGAAATGCAGCGAAAGATGTTCACAAAGGTTACACCCCCAAAAGAGGGCTTTAATCGAAGGTTGAAAGTGGGCTTGCTTACTGCTGACATGGATTTTGTGGAGCCGATGCTGGTTTGGACAGAATCTCGCCAAGCCTCGTCTATCGCAACAATGGCTCACCCCGACTCAACCAGCGAAGATCCTCTGCCAGCACTTGTTACAGGAGAGGAAAGTTACTATCAATCAATTTGGACTAAAAAGAACGACGAATATTCAACCGAGAAAATAGTGGAGTTAACCGCATCGGGAGCAGGGTTTGTTGATGGGGTTGAGAATGTTCGATATCGGGAGATTCAGGGTAGACCCCCAGAAGCTCAATACAGGAAAACAACATGGGAGCAACAGCAACCCAAAAAAACCTATACAAAAAGTGTTGTAACGACAAAAGAAGGTGTCGGAAAACGCTACTTTGTCTACTCTGATTCAATCCCTGAATGGGCAACAGAGGGGGGAGAGAGTCTAAGTTTTGGGGCTGCTTCTACCCTTGAGCAAGCAAAAAAAGCAGCCGAAACTCAACTTACAATTAACACCCTTCAAAGCACCCAAGAAACCCGAACGGTTAGCTGGCACTTCCCAAATATTGAAGGCGGGGATTTTTGCACTTTTAGTGGAAACAGGTTTCAGGGAAGATTTAGAGTCTTGTCGGCTTCTTATACCCTTGAATATGATGGAAGTCAGAATGCCTACGGATTAGATCCAATCTGTAAAACGGACGGCACAAAGCTAACACTAGGATTGTCGGACAGTCGATCTATTCGTATTGAAACAATAGAAGATATCGTTCCATCTAACGAAGGTTCGGACAATAACCAAGGGGAAGATCCAAAGGTAGACAATAATGCCACTATAATTACTTTAGGAGGGGTTTTACCCTCAACTGTCCCCGGTCGGAGGAATTAAATGTCGTCCCCAAAAGAAAGAGAATTAGCAGCCAAACTTTTAAGAATATTAAGCAGTGGACAGCCAACCTGGAATATTTCAGGAAGTTCCATCACGGGCAGATATGGAGGGAAAACTGTAAGAGCAACAAACCGAACCAGAACGTTAAGGGAATCAGTAGCATGGCGACGGTAAATCAAATCGCATCTCAGGCTTTAAGTCGATTAAACGCTCTTAACAAATCAGTGTTAATTGGCAAGGCTTACCCTCTGGGGAATAGTGGATCTGTATTCTCTGGGATGGGTAAAAGTTTTGTAGCTAAAGGTGTGGTTACAGGGAATGCGATCGCCTTTAAACACAATGGTAAATGGCAAGTAATTCAAGGATAAATGAGTACAAGGGTAAACAATAAAATATGCTGACTTACGCTGGTATTCCCTCTCAAATTCCTGCTCCGGTTGTCTCAGTAATTTCGGGAAGTTTAACAACTCCGGTTTCGGGTTCGTTGTATTGGCAGATGCGGAACCGCCAAGGATTTAACCTGTATTCCCCTCCAACCGCCATCAATTTAACAACGGGTCAAGGTGTGACTGTAATTGTGCCTAACTGTAACTGTGAGGGGTATGATCCAGTCTCCTATGTGCTGTCATTCTCCCCGACAAATACCTATTTAGCTGCTTATGTTATAGCCACTTACTCAGCTTCAGATACTTTACCTGGGACGCTAACACTTAACAAAAATGAATACTTCGTTACCCAAAAAAGCGTAGCGAATACCTCTCAAATCCCTGTTAATAAAATCGACGGGATGCGGGTTTACGTTGACGAATGGGGAGAAATCAGAGAATGGCAAGACAGTCAGTGGCTGAGGGTTTATCCCCAAGAATTCCAAACCTTAGTTACATCAACTCGTTCGGTAAACGGCTGTGATAGGTTGCTTTCTGAGTTCACAGATGAGCAAAAAGAAATTATTATCCGTCCCGATTATGCAGTTGACAGAAGTTATTCCGAGCCCGTCAAATTTTGGCTAAGAAACGAAACGACATCTCCCTATTTTGCGGGGAGATCCATATCAGTAGGGATATCGTGGGGGGATACAGACTTAACTGATCTGTTTTTTGGTGCGGGTGCGGTCAATTTGACATTTTTAGGATACGTCAACTTGACCGATGGATCTCTGGATACCTCCGCCTCTGGAGGTGGGGAGATGACGGGAATTAATCAAAGAATTACTTATACCAACAACAATTCGGGATTAATTTTAGAAAAAGATTTGCTATCGGGATATGCCTATCTAGTTGCTGTGGAGATTCAGGTTGACGTGGCAAGTTTAGGGGGGAGGGTAGCCGAGAATGCTCAGATAGAAGTCAGTCTATCAATCGGGGAGCGTGTTGGCTATTATTCGGGTGTGGCTGCAATCATTGGCAATTTAATTAGTGCGGGGTTGGATCTACGTCGAATTGTCCCTGATACGGGTTTAAGCGCGATCGCCTTATCGGGATCGGGAATTGTCAATGGGCGATCATTTATTGGAGCAGGAGAGCGTGGGGTATTTGGTTTAGTTGCCAACACTGCCAATCAGATCGTTGCCATTAACGGGAATGGGACTTGTTTAGCAGTTTCGGGGTTAGGAACAGGTCAAGTATTGAGGGCTAAAGTCGGGACATTAAATGGTTGTGGAAAAGCAATTGTGGCAGGGAGTGTAACGTTAAGCCCTTCAAAACAATTAGAGATTAAACTAACGCATCCCACAAATATCAGATCCGACTATCTTGATGTTATTGCAGGAAATTCAAAAGGGAATTTCAATGCAACAGATATATGGATCTGGATAGGGGGAAATAAGTTTAGCACTCCAGTGCAGCTAGGCGAAGCAACTCAAACTATTGTCTTAACTGGATCAGGAGGAGAGGCAACTACTGTTCCTGATTCGGAACTGGGATTGTACAGCCCTGTAATTAACTCTGTAGCTGCCGTCAATGGGGCTTCAGGCTTCGCTAGTGGGAATTATTTGATCACAGTCGCATATTACTACACAAACACTGTGACAGCCATTTCTCACCAAGGGATTTTAGAGATGGATTCTGATATTTTGAGTTTTATTGAAAACTCGGCTAAAAAATATGCCTTAGTCTTGGGATAATTTTAAAAATTATGCTTTTAGTCCTAGGGTGAATTTTCTTAAATTAAAAATGCAATCAATAAAAGAGGGGTTAAAATTAATTATAAATCCTTCTATTTTTGAAAGATGCCTGATATTAGTACACAGCAAACGGAGGCGGCTGCTTTAATTAAAGAGCAAATAGAAGCCCTGGAGAACCCGGCACAGACACTTCCCTACTGGGAGATTTATCGTGCTATCTCAAACGACGGGGGATCTGCGGAAGCAACACTTGGTGCGATCAACGCCAAACTTCCATCTTTATCAAGTGGTAGAGTCCCAGTCTCTTTACCAACAATAACCGCCGAGTTAGATTGTAGATTGCTAACAACAAATACAACAATTGCAACTGGTAGTTATTTCATTTATTTAAAGGTACTCGTAGGGGATGTAACTATTAATGGATTAACATTTTCATCCGGTGAAAATCTAAACTTTGAGGCCATTAATAATGTTCTATACCCCGCTATTGAGTTGGTAATTCCTAGTGGTAAATCAGTTCGATTAGTAAGAGGATATTAACATGGGAATGTTTTCGGATATTGATTATTCTTTGATTGTTTTGCAATTAGAGAAAGCAATGGCTAATGGTGTGGCTACCTTGGATTCAAATACCAAGGTTCCTAAAGCTCAGATTAGTTTAACCGCGTCTGATGTTGGTGCGATCGCGTCTACTGGTAACGAAGTTTTAACAAGTTTAAACGCCGCGTCTGGCACAATTTCATCTGGGCTTTTACCGTCTTATGTTGATGATGTCCTGAGTTATACAAACCTTGCCGGGTTCCCAGGTACGGGTGAAACTGGAAAGATTTACGTTGATGAAACGACTAATAAAGTTTACCGATGGTCGGGTTCTGTTTATGTTGAGATATCGAGTTCTGCTACTGCGGGAGAGGCTTTAAAACTAACCACGCCACGGACAATTACAACAACGGGGGATGCTAGTTATTCAGTATCTTTTGATGGTTCAGCCAATGTTACAAGTGCGATAACACTGGCAACGGTCAATAGTAATGCTGGTTCTTTCGGTAGTGCTAGTTCAATTCCTGCTATTACTGTCAATGCTAAGGGTCAAGTAACTGCGGTTTCAACTAACAGTATCGGCAACGAATTAATTGCTATTCAATCGCTATCCGACACCCCAGGATTCCTAAAGAAAACAGGGGATGGGACTTATTCAATTGATATTAATTCCTATCTTTCATTGGCGGGTGGGACTATCACGGGGAATCTAGCAGTAAACGGAAACATAATAGGTTCTTTAGGTGCAGGAGTTAGTCTATATCAAGGGTCTCCTCTCGGTAGTACATCTGGAGATTTTCAAGTTTTATCTTCAAAAACAGGGGCATCAGGAAACATAATAACAGAAAGAACTTGGCTTTGTCGGAAAGCTAATGGTGTAGACTGGAATACAACCAGTTTTCATAACGGGATAGCTGTTGATGCTTCCTTTAACATTCCCCTGAGTACCACTAGAACGTGGTGGGAGAGAGATATATCGACAGGGATTCAATCCTGGGGAGATGGTGCGACTACTTATTTCTCTGTTGATAGTTCGAGATTTCATATTCCCCTATCAACCCAATCAACATCAACAACTACAGGGGCTTTAAGGGTCGCTAGTTTAGGGGTTACGGGTGCTATTTTTGCTGGTACTGTTAGTGCCAATTCTTATAATTTGATTCCTATTGGGAGAGGAGGGGGGAGTTTAGACACAAATACAATAACAGGAGTTAGTGTGCTCCAGGCCAATACCACAGGTATTGGCCTGGCAGGTTTTGGAACTGGGGCTTTACAAAATAACACCACAGGGAATTATTCAACGGCAGTTGGAGTTAGTGCGCTTTTGTCCAATATTACAGGGAGTAGTTTAACTGCCGCTGGACTTAATGCGCTTCGTTCTAATACTACAGGGAATAATTCGTCTGCTTTTGGCGTTGGGGCTTTAGAAAATAACACTACAGGGAATAATTTAACTGCCTCTGGAGTTGGTGCGCTTTTCAGCAATATAACAGGGAGTAATTTGGCAGGTTTTGGAGTTGGTGCAGGACGCTTCACTTCTGACGGCGTTACAGGTCTAACTATCTCAAATAACTCTTGTTTTTTTGGCGCAAATACAAAAGGAACCCAGAACGCAACCAACGAAAACGTATTTTGTTTTAACGCCACCGGTAACGGCTCAAACACCGTAACAATTGGTGATTCAAGTATCACCAATACCTACCTAAGAGGTGTGATATCAACTAATTCCACAACACCTTCAACATCTCCCACCACGGGAGCTAGTGTAATTCCTGGGGGACAGGGGATTGGAGGAAATCAATATGTTGGTGGTTTCAGTTCTTTAGGTGGGGACGCTAATCATCCAGGGATTAAGATTAAAGTTTTGACGGGGACTACGGCTGCAACTGAAGGGGGGGTTGCATTAATAGCTCATGGAGTTACGGTTTCAAAAATTGTATCCGTCACAGTATTAGTGGAATTCAGCGCAAACGCGTTTGTATTGTCTGGATATGATACACAGTTTGTTGGTCTTCATTTTTCCGTGTCCGTGTCAGTGGCGGACATACAAATAATAAATCATCCAACAAATAGCGAAAATATTTTATCAAAACCAGTTAAAATAACAATAATTTACACGGCATAAAATCATGACTATTGAGAAAAAAGACCATTTTTTTGTATTACAAAGCCAACAGATTCCTGTGAGTGGGATTTTATTGGATGTTGTAATTGAACTGTGCCACCAATATTCGATTGTCAATCTTGAGACTGGAGAAGTTTTGGGGACAAGTCCAGGTGAAGGTATTTTGAATTTGGGAACACCCAATGAATTAGAGACTAAATATCCAGGATTTTCCGAAAAGATGGAGTGGATAAAAATTGCACTGGTTACAGAGGCAATGGGAATAATAGCCACCAGAAAAGCAGCAATTGAAGCGTCAAAAAACAACCCATTAACACCAATAGAATGATATCAATATCAATTTTTTCGCTCCCTTTCAACCAGTCCGGTTATGCCTTCTTGCTTTTCTTTGCCGGACTGATTTCTATTATTAATGGATTTTCCTTGATATTTGATAACCGAAAGTTGAATCAATACTTGTCATCTACTCTGTTGATAAATAACGGATTGATGTTATTGTTTGACAGCTTTAACAAGATAGGTTATGACAAGTTTGATAATATGAAAATATCAACTTTAATAATTCAAATTATTATAAGTTTTTTATCGCTTTTCCTTGTATTGGGGCATCACTATGAACGTAGCAAAAAACTCAAAGAGCGAAAAAAAGAGGGTGAGTCTTACGATTTTAGAAAGAGGGGGTAAATATTGCAATATGCCACGCCCTGTTTTTAGAATTAAATATATAGTTCAGGCATTATTTTTTAATCATCATTTCCTGGTGATGATTCTGGTCGGATTGTTTGGAATGATTTTTACCCCATTAGAAACATCTATTAGATGGATAAATGAGAGTATTGATTTTTTAAACGCTATCACCCTTGGGGTGGGGATTGGCGGGATAATTTGTTGGTGTTTCGTCTACAAGTTCAAGAAAGAGTTTAGTAGTGAAATTAGCTCCTCTGTTTGGACTGCTTGCTATATTCTTTTAAATATCTGCCACATCCTTTCAGTATTGTTTATAGTAGTTTTCTTTTTGTCTGTAGGAATCAAGCAAAATGGCAGTATATCTTCCTTAGCTTGCGGGGTGTTTTCTTCAATGCTTGCAGAGATTATGTTATCAATTAAATATGCCTACAAAAGTTAATTACCCTCGTAATCAAAATGTTGATGTCTTTTTTTCATGTTATTCTCCAATCAAATACAACAACAGCTACTACAGACCAAACGATTCAATCAGTATTTGGTTTGATTACCGTTCTGTTGGGTGGTAGTAGTGTAATTGGTATTGCTATCAATAGAATTTTTGATACCAAAAACATCAAGGTTATAGTTGAATTACAAAGTGAAATTAAAAGCCTTCAGAGGGAGGCTAATTATAGGGAGAATGATTTAAACAGGCTTGAGGTTGAAAACAACGAACTCAGGGAAAAGATAGCCGCGCTACAGGAGAAAACTAACTCTAATTTTTCTGAACAATTAGTAAACATTCAAGAAAAATATCAACACTTAGCTTCAGAACATCAAAAAGCTATTGCAATAATAAAGAAGCTAAAAGGGGTATCTACCAATGCAAGTAATTCAAACACTAACGACGGCAATCAAACCTGAGACAATCTCTTGCACGGGAGGGCATTAGATTGTATTTAATGCAACACCAACACAACCCAGTCCCTTTTTATCATGAATAATTCAACTAAAATTAAACTGATTGCATTGGATCGTGAAGTTACCGTATCCGAGGAAACTTTCACGATTAAGGAATTGAAAGTTAAGTATCCTAAACAATGGCTACAATCTCGTAATGATTATCCTGTTTTTATTAATTCGTGTATGGATAAATGGATATCAGAACAGGTAAAATTACAGGTAGAATTACAGGTAGAATTGAAGTGGAATGTTGTTACTTTTGAGGTGGGATGATGGATACGGAAGCATTAAAAAATTTAATAACCGAGTACGAGAATGCTACTACGGATTCAGGGTACAAGATGAGATTAGCTAATCAGATGAACGACATTATAAAAAAAGATATCTGGGAACTTCAAGGGAAAATTAGAGAGGAAATGATGTTGCGAATGCAAACAAAAACAGAACAATTAAATAATTTAATATCCCAAACAACGGGAGAAAATACCAACTATGGTTATTGGTATATTGAGTTCAGAGGTCGGTCTGGGTGGTGGGCGGTTTCTGATATCCCTGTTAGTTTTGGAGAGAATGGAACATACCTCGGTAAGTCTTATATTGATGCTGTCAGGTCAATTAAAGATTTATTTCCAGAAAGAAAACCTTTGGTTTCAGCAATGGTTGATGATGAAATAGGGTGCTATAATAATAATGCACACTGATTAAAATTGGACAACACACCCGATGATTTATTAATTGTTGGGTTATTTTTATTGGTGAAGATATTGGGTTTGTATTATAATATAAATAGGCAACCCGCCAAAAGTTTTTGGCTTTTGAACGGGTCTAACCACAACTTACTTATACGGAGTAAACAATGGCTATTCTTGACATTACCACACAGAATGACACCTTAGTTGTCGATTCCCGATTGATTGCTGATGAACTGGGGATTCAACATAAGAACTTACTGCAAACAATCACAAAGTATTTAGACCGATTAGAACGAAAAACACCAGTCGCGTTTAAAACGGACGTGGTGAGACGCCCGCAGGGTGGGGCTTACGAAGTCTCTTACTGTTTCTTGAATGAAGCACAAGCAACACTTTTGATGACGTTTTCCCGAAACAGTGATCAGGTTTTGGATTGCAAAGAACGGTTAGTTGAGGCTTTCTCCCTTGCTAAGAATAACCACGTTCAGACCCCGCTTGCGTTACCACAAACCTATGCTCAGGCTTTGCTAGAGGCTGGACGATTGGCGTTAGAGGTAGAAAAGTTAGAGGCCGAGAAAGCACTGCTTGAGGAAGAAAACAATCAACTGTCCGAGGCTTTGGATGAACTTTTTGATTATTCGTCAATCATCAGGGTTGCCAAGTTCAATAAAGTTCATGAGTCTAACTTCAGTTGGCGACCTCTCAAAGCGATGAGTATTAAGATGGGGATAGAGATTAAACAAGTTCCCGACGCCCGGTACATGACGAAAAATATTTATAGTCACGATGTTTGGCGGATCGTTTATCCGTGGGTGAAGTTGCCAGAGACTACGACGTTAACGATTATCAGATAATCAAAAAAAGAACCCTCTAAATATTTAGAGGGTTGATTTTAAAATAATTTATTACAATCCTTGCATTTCATTCGGCGGCGACCGTGTTCGGTGTAACCATATCTAACCAGCCTATGACTACCACACCGGGGGCAACCGTCGCCAATCAGGGCTTTTGCAAAAAAAGACAGCCTAACACCTCTGATGGGTTGGCAGAATTGCGGACTAGCGCACCCGGAGCCAGGCAATCAGCCCTGTTCACTTTAACGGCGGCTGCTGCTACCAGTCCCGACACTACATAATAAACATCGGGAGACGCAGGGGGGAGTCCCTCAATCTCGCCATATTGAACGCTTTGGACTGGAATACCTAAAATGGGTTCGGATTCGGTATTCCCCATCGCCACGCGGGGGATGATTCCCGATGGTGGCAGGGTGTGGAGGATCTCAACAGCCGAAGCTGTGAATTGCTTAGTCTTTGCATCTTGGACAACCCCTTGGTTGCTACAGATAACGATTTGATGGGGTGTAGCGTTAATGATTTCCATTTGATTTTTCCTTAGAATAATGTGTCAATGCGACTGCAAGCGCAGTCATAGGCTGTGGCTTCTGTGGGGTAATCGTAGCCACTTGAAAAGATGATTACCCCGTCTTGGTAGATAAACCAGGCGTACTTCCCTGATTTATCTTTAATCTCGACTTCGTAGCCGAAATAATGGGTCATATTAGACAAGAGCGCGCTCCTTGTGTTGGCTGGCACAATCTTGAACTGTAGGACAGTAATCTGTCCAGTTGTAGCCTTCTAAATAGAAGGCAAAACCATCGGGTTGATCAGAATATTCCGATCCAAACCGTGCTTCGGCTTGGGCAATTTGCCCACCTTTACCCCATAGCTTCCAGACGGTCATACAATCCCTGGTGTTGTTGTCAACCGTTACCTCTAGGTTAGAGCAGTTAGTAAGTTTCAATAACTTACTAAGTTGCTCATTGATTTGATGTTTCTTCATTGCTTTAGCCTATGTAGTTAATAATCCCTTTCGGGAATGCGACCGCACGGAATCGAACCGTGCTAGGAGCTAACCTGAGATCGCTACTTTTAGTCTCTCCATGTCGGGAATTTAGCACCCCCAACAACCCCTGTTTTGGGGGTAACGCGGGATAGCCTGTTGAACAGGTTGTGAAGCCCTCGAAACTTCACACTACCAGAGGCTTTTACCTCTGTCGCTGTAGTTTCCATAGCTTTTTGCCAACCCGAAACATCAGTGGGTGACATCGGCGCAACCCAAACGCCCACTTTCCCGTTTACAGGGTGCAGGACAACTGAATCCTTGAACTCATTGGGAAGTTCAACAGGACAACTTTCTACCTCCTTAAACAAAAGGTCAGAAGTAGATAGCTCTATAGCTAGAAACCAGTGTTTTGCCGTTAGGCAGTGAAGGTCGAAGTCAAACTTTACGACCTGTTTTTTATTCCGCTTAAAATCGGGGACTTGACCCCGATACAATACTGTTGTTACCGCGTCGTCTTCTCCGACGACAAATCCTTGAAAATCAACTGAATCAAAAAGGTTTTCTGGTTTTGTGAAAGTTGTCATTGTTTTTCCTCTCTGTTTTTAGCTGTGGCTTCCGTGGGGTAATCATAGTGAAAAGGTCATATCAGGTCACATTTTCCTACCATCTTGTTCCCGCAGGGGAAATCCGCGCAAACGGACTGGTAGGTGGGGTTTTTAGTCCCGAAAGCCTTTGTGACAGTTCCCTGTCCATATACAGGGTGAATCACGCTGTCACCGACCTTTAACAGCCCTTCAACGGGTTTATCTAAATTGTCAAGGTATTCTTTGACAACCTTGATTGCCTCTCCATAGAGGTGTTTTCGTTGGTCTGTGTAGACCTTCTCCACTTTTTCGGTAGGCAAGTCTAAGACGGCCAACTCGGTCACGGTATATTCCGTTTCTTTCCCATAGCCCGTTTCATAGGCAATGGTAGTGGGGGAAGGAAACTTGGGTTTTCCCTCAATAATTTCCCTGAATTGATTGACGGCTTTAGTTGCCGTGTAGGTGACAATCACCTCGTACTCATCAGCCACAAAATGGGCTTTAGGGCCAGAGACTTCTCCCCACTGAGAATTGCCTCCCCGCATCCCATCGGGGGATTCTTTACGACGGGCAGGAGTCGCGTTTTTTTTGTAGCTCCCGTGTAGCTTTTCGCAGGAAACGGCTTCCTGTTTTTGTTCGTGGGTGACAACCCATTCTAGGGGTGTCACCTTAACTGAATTTGGCAACGGGGTGACGTTACCAATGGAGTCGCCGTCTTTCCAGACGTTTCCTCTGTTGTCAACGTGACATCCCTTTGTAGGGAGTTTTAGGGCATCACACCCCAGATTATTATTCCATTTCCACTCAGGGGTTTTAGTTTTTGCTGCGGTTTTGGTTTTTGCTGTGGTTGCGGTTGTCATGGCGTTACCTCTGTGCGTTTACAAATTCTATAATATACGCATACTTTAGAAATTGTCAACCTTTTTTTAAAAAAATTTTATAAAAGGCTTGTAAGTCTTGTGGGGCAATCGCTCCACGGGATAGGCGTTCGACGAACTCACTCCTGGACACTCCCAAGAGCGCAGCTAATTTATCAAGCCGTTGCCACGCCGTGTCGGTCAAACTCAGATTGTGAGGCTTTTTCTTTTCCCCATAGTCGGGGACTCTGTTTATATAGTCGCGCATTGTGCCATCTCCTGCTGTATTTATATATTTCTATACTATACGCATTGGCAAATTAAATCCATCATCAGGAGCAATTGGCAACAGGTAAATCAAAAAAATATTTTGATTCTGTATTAAAGAGGTATAAAAATCAAAATATTTTTTGATATAATCTATGTGTTGATATTCTTATAACAACGGAAATGGAACCAACACAGCTAACAATGGAGCAAGAATTTAAACTTGCGATAATTAAACGTAATGTGGATATATTGACACTGGAGGAAGCTAGAGAATATATAATTGAATTAATAAGGCAAGGTATGATTAAAGATGATTTGATTAAAAATTGGATGAGGATGAAATGAGTAAATTGATTGCTTTTGAAGGTATTGACCGCAGTGGGAAAACAACCCAAATTAGAAAACTTTGCGACCATTTCACGGCGTTAAAGTTAAAGTTCTACATCACAAGAGAACCCTGCGATTATGACGTTCGTTTTGAATTAAAGAATGGGTGTTTAACGCCGGAGCAGCAGCTTAAATTAATCCTGAAGGATAGGATTAAACACAATCCCACGATTAGATATTTGTTAGAAGATTCTGATTTGGTATTGTGTGATCGATACACGGATTCAACACTTGCCTATCAGGGATATGGGCACGGGCTTAATTTAGATAATTTAAGGAAGCTAAATCACGAGGCGACGGGGGGAATTGATCCCGATATGGTGATTTTGTTCGATTGTCCTGTTGAGGTGGCGGTGCGCCGCGATCTCGACAAACCTCTGGACAAGGTTGAACGAGACTTGCTTTTTTTAGATCGGGTTCGCTTCGGATATCTGGAATTGGCTAGGCAAAATAACTGGATTATAATTGACGCAACGCAAACAACTACGCGAATGTTTCAGGAAATATCTGGCATTCTGATGGGGATTATTCCTGTCCCTGTGATTAGATAAACAGCAAAAAACCAGGGAATATAAACCCCTGGTTAGTTTTAAGTTGAATTAGAGGTCTTTTAATTCCATTCCTCTAACTCTAATTCTTCCCCTACAAATTCAGGGAATTGGTTATGAAATCTTGTCAAAGCCTCTAACTCATTCAAGGCTTCTAAATAATACCCTTGACGGTCTTTTCTGTCGGGTGCGGTTTTGATTCGGGTGATGCGATATAGCATAATTTGTTCTCCTGCTTTACTTCTTGGAGGGAGGGTAAGACCTCCCATGAAATCAATATTCGTCTTGATCAAACTCTGGGCAGTTCATACTCATGAACTCAGTAAGATCAAATCCTTCCCACTCGCCCGTCAAATCGTTGTCATCTCGGTACTTGATGGGAGCTATAGACCATTCCGACGATGACAAGTACAACGCGGCTGACTTATCCCCGTTCCACTCAAGGGGGAACCAGGTGACATTCTGATTTTGCTTCGCACTCAAGAATTTAATCTTGAGGACTAAAAGCTCGTCATGAATCTGAATCAGTTGTTTGTAGCGTCCCTCTGGTAGTTCGACCTTTCCTTTTTTGAGTAGGGCATCAATGGGGTGTTTAACTACTTCGGGACTGGGTTCGGGTTTTAGGCCGTGAGCATCGGGGTCAACTACTTTACTGAAAACTTTATTGAGTTCTCCCAATAATCCAAAAAACTCTTTAGCTTCTGACCGTGTTAATGGCCCTAGTGATTCGGCTAAACTTAGTGTCAGTTCTAAAGATTGCTTGACCTGTTTTTTGCTTGACATGGTATACTCCTCTTAAATGATTGACTTCGAACCGAGTAGGGCAGCCACCTTACTCGGTTAATTAATCTTTAACCGTAGCATTCAATAACGTAATCAATCGAAGCTTTGTCACTCATTGTCAAGCGGTAGGACTGACTACCTTTCCAGGTTTTCAACCCATTGACGGCACGTTTCACGTCTTCACCATCGTCAACCAAGTTAAAGAAATTCGTCAGCCTTGCGGCTGTCCAGGGTGTTACGTCGTAAAGTGAAAATTTCCGGTCGCAGTAAATTTTAGTTGGCTCGGTTTGAGTGGTCATCGTCTTGTTCCTTTATTTCAACCTTCTACATTTATAACTGTACCCCACTTATCCCAAAAGGTCAACCCCCTCCCCCGACTTTTTTGTAAAGAATTATATCGCCCGTTGCGATCGCCTCCAAAAACTCAGTCCATGCGGGTTCCGGTGACTCCTGCCTCCAATAACGATAACCCATGCCAACGACGAGGGCTTTCAACTTCTCCCTATCTTCTGGTTTGAGTCTGGCTTTGATTTCTTGCCTGTGTTCGTGGGGTCTTACCATAAAAACAACCTCATATAACTACTCACCAGTTATAACAGATTATGGGGATTTGTGGGAAATCGCTGCTTATTAAGAGGGTATCAGCAGTATTGCTGACTTAATTGCTGTACATCTGTTTAATCACTTAGTTATAGAGCTTGGAACTGGCAACGCATCCCAAGGTATGAACTTAAACACTTCCCAATAACGTAGCTCAGTAAAGAGCTTAGACTGGTTAACTATTTACCAACAAACTACATTGGTAAACCTTGATTCTTGACTGTTTTCATTATACACAAATAACGCAAAAAAAACAAGTTTATTTGTGTATTTTTAAAAGGTCAAGAGCAAAAGCAATCGTCAACCTTGATAACTTCGATCTCGACACAAAGGGCTTTTAATCGCTCATAAGCCACCACCGGATCGGCTTCAAAATCAACCGGACTAGATCCGTCCATCGGCGCGTCAGACACCGCCCCTAATGGCTCATAGGCACGGGATTTATTATTCCAAAAAAACACCCTGTTAATATGCCGTTCCGTTGCTTCCGGTGTTTCAAGAAAGCAATAGATCAACCCCGTAATAATGGCTTGCCTGACATCAGTCCGAAACCGTCGTTTATCGAGTTTGACTGTCCACAATTCGGTCAATAGTTCCTCGTCGGTTTCTGAGTCATACCAAAGGCACTCACAAGAAAATATATGTAAGTCATTGTCATGAATTTTAGGGGCGGGTTGAAATCCTTTTTTAGCGGGTTTGGTTTTGGCTTTAGTTGATGTTTTCATGGTTAGTTAATTGATTTTAAGATTGCCAGACCTAATTCTTTAGCCAATAACGGAGGCACGGCGTTTCCTATTATTTGTTGGCTTAAAGTTTTGGATTCTGGGAATTGATAGGAGTCGGGGAAAGTCTGGAGCCGTGCCGTCGCTTTCTGACTAATTCGTTTAATTTGGCTTCCCTGCACGATGTCCGCCCAATGGGTTGAAACATCCTTCATAGCTCGAATTGTTGGGCAGGGTTTGTTCTGTGGAGTCGGGAGAATATTCTTGATGCAAGCTCCCGCTCGGGGGATTAACAGGATAGGAGAATGCGAGTTAACATGACCACTCACAATAGTAAAACTTGGATCGTTTGACTCCCGAACTGTAGCCTGTCTAATGAGTTGTTTCCCAATATCAATCCAGGCTTTTTCTGGTAAATAACCCAATTCATTTAGTCGCTTAATCTGCCAGTCTGCAAGCTCACAGTCCTGCATTTCTGGGATTAAGTCAGCAATGGCTTGATACCATCCCTTTTTGGGTTTTGATTCGGGGAAATAGGGGAGAGGTTGATCATTTTTAACTGCCCACATAATCAACCGTTTCCGGTTTTGGGGAACCCCGTGATCCGCCGCGTCAAGTATTAACCAATGATAGCGATATCCGTGGCGAATTAAGGATTGTAGGATTTTCTCGAATACAGGTGATTTTGAGTAGCCAGGGACGTTTTCTAAAACTACCCATCGAGGATCAATCGCTGCGATATAACTGCTACAGTACAGCCCCGCGTCCTTGTCTTTGTGATCGCCTAAATTACCCCGTCTAGCGTTTGAATACTGTTGGCACGGGGGACTCATCCAAAGCAGGTCAACATAGGGAAGACTGCGGGGGTTTATGTCTCCTGCGCAAGAATTAAATACTTTGGTATTTGGGAAATTTAATCGTGCTACTTCTGCAATTTTAGGATCTCTTTCAATTCCCCATAAAGACTTAAACCCTGCGGCCTCTAACCCCAAATCTGCACCGCCTCCGCCCATGAATAATGTTGCGAATGTTGGCATTAGAAACCCTCCTCAACAATTGTTAAGCCACAGCCGGGGAGCAATAAATTAGGATCGTTTGATGAACTCAACACCACCATTCCAGAGGGTAAGCATTCTTTTACAGTGAGGATTACATTGCCAAAATTCTTGTCTGTAGTTTTGACATGATCGCCTTTCTGGAAAGCGTAATTTCCGAGGGGGATTTGTTCCCCTTTGACCATCTGAATAAATAGTTTTATCTTGTCCGAGTCTAAGGATTCTGCCAATCCTTTCGCCCACTGAATTTTGATTTTATTCCCCCGGCACATAATCACCCGTCCGATGTAACGGCTATCCTTTTTTAATTGCACAATATCTGTTTTTTTGAATGGGGATGAGTCGGAAACCTCCTCAAAGTCTAGGGTTTCCGATCTGGTTTTTTCGTTAGTTACTTGACAGGTTTGTTTTAATACATTGAAACTTTCAACTCGCCATGCTGTACCTCTTATTAGATAAGATGGGCGGTGTTTATGTGGGTCAATCTCTACCCACTCACCAATTTTTAAGATTCTTTCAATTATCTTCTTGGTTGCTGCGGTCATGGCGTTAATTAACCTCTTTTTTGTATTTTCGGGTCGGTGTTTCTAATGCTTTCTTTAGTGACCAACCCCGTTGAAGTCTTTGAGCAAAATATTGGAGGGTCATCGGGGGGTTTTGGTTTTGGTAAATCCATTCGACGGTATGTTGTCTTCCCCTGAAATAATAGGTTTTAAAAATGGGATTAGGGGGGATGATTTTGTCTTTAATCTCCTGGATTCTTTCTTCTGACAGTGGTTCGATTTCGTATCTGCCATAAGTTAGTGGTTTAATGATTCCAAACTTAAGAAACCGTTTTATTCGGGTGTTTGAATTTGGAATATTCAAATTAAACTTATCGCGCATTTCTTGAACTTTAAAGGAAGTTTTGCCTTGTCTCTGCTGTTCGTAAAACCAATTGATAATACTTCCTAAGTCTTCCCAACCAAGTATGTCCATTTAGTTCATCCCCCGTACTAAATTTTTAAATTGGGTAAATTGAGAATCGAACAATAGCTTTACTGTTCCGGTGGGGCCGTTGCGATGTTTAGCTAAAATTAATTCAGCTATTCCCGCGTCCGAAGTGTTGGGATTATAATAATCATCTCGATAGATCATCATTACTAAGTCCGCGTCTTGTTCAATTGAGCCCGATTCTCTCAAGTCTGAAAGCATTGGGCGTTTATTGGTGCGCTGTTCGACGCTACGACTCAACTGAGACAGGACAACTACAGGAACGTTTAAATCTTTTGCCATTCCCTTTAATCCCCGTGTAATTCTTGACAATTCTTGCACCCGATTATCACTTCCTCCGTCCATTAATTGCAGATAATCTATTAGAATTAAGCCTAACTTTCCATCGTTATCGGCTTGCAATCTTCGAGCTTCAGAACGCATTTCGGTGATGGTAATATTCGAGGTGTCGTCAATATAAATCGGTAATTCTGCTAAGGAACTAATTGCGGTTGTCAAAGGTTCCCATTCCTCTTGCTGAATGTTTCCTGAACGAATGCGGGTACTTTCAATTTTGGTTTCGCTCGATAATAGTCTTTGGACTAATTGACCTTTAGACATTTCTAAACTGAAGACCGCGACGGGTAGCCCTTTTTTGGCAATGTTATATCCAAAATTTAAAGCCAAACTCGATTTGCCCATTGCAGGTCTTCCTGCCACAATAATTAAGTCGGTGTGTTGGAATCCTCCAGTCATAGCATCGAGGTCATAAAATCCAGAGGGGACACCGGGGGGAATCTTGCTTTCGCTCCGGTCTTCAATTTCTTGAAAGGTATCAATTAAAGTTTCACCAATCGAAACTAAATCCTGTTGTGATTTTGATTGGGAAATATTAGCAATTTGTTCCTCTGACTTTTGGAGAATTGTCTCTAAAGGTTGACTGGTATCTTCTGCCAATTCAATAATTTTATGGGCAGATTCAATTAGGTTTCTTCGAGTTTGCTTATCGGCAATTAACAGCCCGTATTGATCAATGTTAACTGCTGAAACTGTGCGGTCTAATAATTGGGTTAATCCTAATTGTCCCCCGGCTTTTTCAAGTAATTTCTGATCGGATAACCAGGTAGTGACGGTCATTAAATCCGTGGTTATTCCCTCGGAATGTAATGCTAAAGCTGCTTTGTAGATTGTTTGATGCGATCGCAGGGAAAAAGATTTAGCAGTTAGCGTTTCCGCAACTCGCCCCATAGCTTCGGGGTCTAAGAGAATCGCTCCCAAAACGGCTTGTTCTGCCTCAACGTTTTGCATGATTATTGTTTCCATTATTTCGCTCCATTTAAGTTTTTATTCATTTTTGTGGCGATCAGGTTATTTAGAAATTCCTGATTTTTTAACTTCTGTTCCTCTGAAATCTGTGGCTTGAGTCCATTGGGCTTGAACTCGATTTGCTCACGGGGGATGACCTGCGTGGGACGCTCAAATTCTCGCGGGGCTTTTCGGTAGGCTTGCCAATGAGTCTTGAAATCGTTGCTCAGGTAGTTGAGTTGGGTACTTTCAATCGACCCAAGGTGAGACATCCCTCCGAGTTGAACGATTGCATATTGACTCGCATCGTCTAAATTATTCAACGGGAGGCGTTTAGCAAGCGATTCTAGGCATCTTGACCAACAGTTACTTACTAACTCACGTTCGGATTCTTTAACGAGGCTTACAAGCTCTTTTCCCGTGGGACACTTGCTAAGGTTGAAAATTGCCTCACGGATTGCAGTCTCAAATTCTTCAGCTGATAACTCCTGAGAGAGTTTGTCGAACCAAATTTCATATTTGAGTTCGGTGAAAATCGCGTCGGAAAAATTTTCTTTCAGGTTTTCAATTCCCTGATCAAAGATTTCATCGTTAAGCTCGGTCATGGTTAGGCTCCTTTTTGTTCGCGTTTGGCTCTCAGGATGGCGAGGCGTTCATCCCTAGAAAGTTCGCTGATATTGCGGGTCTGGGTTGATTTGCCACCGCTAAACTTGGCTTTTGATTTCAACCACGACTCGGCATCGGCAAGGATTTTTAGTGGCTCGGATTTCCATTTCTGAGCAAGGGAAGATTTGGCATGGTTTGAATTACAGTCTTTGCCCCTGTAATGAGTGCATTTGCTTAATAGCCCCCTGTAATATTCCAAAAACTCAGGGTCGGGCGATCGCTCACCTCTCATGGCTCCGGTCGCCACAATTGCGTTCCAAGTTTTCATATTGTCTGCTGTTGCGTCCGTTGGTAGAAATCGAGGATCGGACTCGACGGCGGCGGAATGTCTGATCACCGGATTAAGATTTTGTTCAGGTCGGTGATTCTCTTTTTGACTTTGCTGTGTAGCAGAGTCCTCGGTAAGCTCTTTCCCCTGGTCTTCGTTTGAAATCAAAACGGCTTCGTTCTGAATCCCCCCCTCCTCCGATTCCCCTTGGGGGGTAAGGGGGGTATTTTCTGGAGTCTTTTCTGAAGTCTTTTCTGAAATATCTATATAAGGAATAGGAAATTGGGATTCACCACTCTGGTAAATTGGGATTCCCGATGATGGTAAATTGGGATTTACCATATTCAGTAAATTGGGATTCCCGATTTCCTGTAGATTGGGATCTACCATTTGGGGTCTAGTTTTCCGTGGGCGAAAACCCACTGATTTTTGCCTGGGTTCGATATCGGAAATTAGCTCATCTACCTTGCTGTGATTCCGAAAGTAGAAAGTTAACCCCGACCTCCGGTCAACGTAAGAACAGTAGTAATTACAACCAAATTCCGATCCGCTAGATTTTGCTTCGTCATACTGGGTTTTGGAGTTGTAACGGACTCCAATCTTGTCAAACCCAGTCCTAAATTCTTCTTTAGAAAAAGCGAGTTCCTCAACCCAACTATCCCCAAGCCTGTAGTCCTGATGTCCGTTTTGAGGGGGTTCTAAAAACTTATAAAACCCGTCTGGATACTTTGCGAAACGATACTCAAGTTGCATCATAAGAATCGTGGCTACTACGCTCCCTGTTTGCTGTCTGAGTCCGGGGATATAGGGGACGGCTTCTGCAAAGGCGGCTAGAATAGATGGTTTCATACAGCCCCCACTTCCCACTTACTGGGATGAACTAAGGTATAGTTTTCCGTTTCGATATCACCGCTAATTAAACCGAGCTTAATTAGCTCGCGCAACGCAAGCCTTGTCTGCGTTTTTCCAGACGCGCGTCGTCTGGAAAAACATTTTGACGTGATTTGATCAACCGTTGGAAACGTCTCGTGATTTGCAATATGGCAAACGATCGCAAAATAGACTCGGAATGCTTCGGCGGACATTCCAATGTCATCCAATTCTTCTGAAATTGAAATCTTCATATTTTCCTCAAAATTTTTAGGGAAAATGATGATCAGCTTCTTCGACCATCTCCCCGTTTGGGTTGCTCTTCCGACGGGGAATTTTCCCCGATTTTCTGCGAATCATCACAGAAAATTAATAAACAATTTATGACTGCAAAAATCGCAATCGCAATCGCTATCGCTATTTTTTTCATTTCATTATTTAGGAAACCAAAGGGAATGCTTGAATCTTCCCTCTGGTATTTAGGTGTTCTACAATCTGCCCGTTCAGTTTCATCCCATAGGCATTTTCCTTTTCGGGTTTTTCCCCTTACGATTTACAAAGCCGATCCAAGGCTTGTTGTTTCAGGGGGTGCAGGAATCTGGTGATTTGGTCTTGCCAGATTCCTACAATATTGCTATGTTAGAACAAAAAGGTAGTAATGTCAATACTATACCGAAAGATCAAGAAGAGGAGATTATGATTCCATATAACTGTATTGTCCAAATTGCTTGGGATAAGGACGTTGGGACTAGATTGCAAGATGTAAGAAATGCCAAAAACATATCGCAAAAAAAACTTGCAACCCTTACGGAGCCAACGGTTTCCTTTGACACAATCCTCAAATGGGAACAGGGAAAAGTTGCATCTGTTAGTCGTGAAAGATTGGATTTTGTTTTAAAGACCCTCGGTGCTGATATCCGAGACCTGTTCCCTACCGTGACAATCAAGTCCTTTAGTCAGAAGCGATGAGAGTGATTGTCGATTGCAACCGCATAAGCTAAATGCCTTTCTGTACAAGCCTTGCCGCCAATACCTAAACTTCTTTTTGTGTAGTAACAAGAATTTTTCCGAAACCCCTTGACATAGTAATCAGATTACTATAAGATTGTAGATACAAAGCCAAAAGCGGTCAGCACCCGACTACAACATCAGTGCCAACCGCCTTACGGGTCAAAACCCAACTAAACCATGATAGCAACAACCGTCCAAACAAGTCAAGTTCAGACAGCGCCCGCCCCTCTGATTTCAGGGGAAATCATGGCGTTAGCACTAGACAAGACCATCGCTGCCCAAGTCATTGCTTGGGACACATTCGGACAAATCAATCCCACGCCCGAACAGATAACAGGTATCTTTACCAATCACGACATCTTGAAATTTGTGTTAGCTGATGGTGGCGCAATTCTAATTGGTGCGGATCAGTTCTCATTCTATTGGGAGCTAATCTGTTCCCAAAAACGGGAATTAATCGACGCGAATCAACCAACTCAAGAAATGATTGTTTCCTTAGCCAAACAACAGGGGACGGTTATTTATGAGACGGGTTGTAAGTTGGGTTTCGTAGTCCAGTACAAATCCTGGTTTTATGCGGTCGGTGAGATGCTGGTGCATGGGAAAGGTTTTCAGTATAGTACGTCCCGCCATAGTTCGTTTCAGTTAGCTGTTGATTGCTTAGTTGAACAAAGTTGGACTGAGGAGGAAAACCGCTATTAATACCCATAGAACAACCGAGACCTGAACAAGTCCCTAAAAGGTTCAACAAAGCATTAATTATTTAAGGCAAAAAAAATGAACAGTAACTACATCACGCTGGGAATCGAACCCATCAACTTCGACACCTACCAAGAATTTAAAGAATGGGTGGGAGAGAATGGGGAAAATCCCACCTTCAGATGTGAAGGAATCATAGGATTTCCGAATAAAGAAGAAACTGATAAATTTAACCGAGTCTATCGGATCGAATATCGTTACGACAACGGATCGGTGAAATATTACAAATCCCACGAGGAGGTGGCGTAATGGATGTTAAGCAGTTGGCTGAAAGATTCGTCGAATTAATAGAAGAACGCGACTTCATTGTCGAGTTCAACGAAACCTATAACGACCGATGTATTGAGATTGACGATGTTTTGATCCCTGCAATTATTAAGCAGATTCCACAGGGAACAATGAATGAGTTTAACGAATTAATTAATTCAATTCTTGGAGAAAACTAACATGGACAGAAAAAATTTAGATAGAGCCTATGAGATCGGATCTGATCGTGGATCTAGTTTAAGTCTGGATTATTTCTCAAATCCAGAAGGGGACATTTTTATCAAGAACCCCAACAACTCAGGGGGAATTATTCTATTTGCCGATGGTAGCGACGGCTTCTTTCCCGAAATGCCGGATGACGACTTTTATCCTTTTGATATGTACAAAGAGCGTAATCAGTAATCGTTTTTCCCTTACGCTTCATAGTGCGATTGTGAGGCGTTGGGGCGGTGCGATTAAGCCTAATTAAACTAACAGAAACCAAGCTAAAACAAAATGACAAAAACAGCAGCCGAAAAATCCACTATTTCCGTCTTCGGAGCTAAGCCGAAAGATGCAATCTTAGTTCCCAATTTCCCTATTGCCGTTCGTAACAATTGCCAAGCCGGACAATGGACAATTGGCGACACCGATTATGGCTCTAAATGTTCCATGACAATCCTGAAATTCTCCAAATTCTGGGGCGACCTCGGACAAACTCAAGGCGCAACCTGGGGACAGATTTGGTTCGTCGCTGAATCGGGGGAACTGCCTAAAGGTGTGGTGATGGTGACGTACTTAAAAACCCAATCTTTAGGGGATTTTAACCGCCTCGTCACAGAAGTTCAAGCGCGAGGTGTGGAACCCGCGACAGGCATTTTTGTACCCGAATTTGTCAAACAGTCAAGCTCCAAACCCGATGCCAACAACGTTATCAAGCCTGTTAATTATTACAGCCTTAAGTGGTCTTGGCAGGAGCGCACCGACTGGGCGATGTTAGATCAAGCGTCGGCGGTTTTAGCTGATCCGGCTAATCTGTCTCGAATGACCGACATGGAAGGGACTCGGATGATGCAGTGCATTGATGGTCTTGCTCAAGATGAATTGAGTTATTTAGTTGGGAACAAAACTCCCACACTCCCCTCGGCGCTGCCACCTGTTGAAGTAAAAGTTCTCACTGGAAGTAATTTCGATTTCTAAATAATTGCCTTGGTTCTTGACTGATTAACTCCGGGGGTGAAATTCCCCCAATTCAAAACCCAGCATAAATAAGAGAATTATGAACGCATCAGAAATTAGACGGGTGGCTTCAAATTACGACAAAGATTATTACGCGATGCCCGAAGGCGTTGAACTCTGGGGAACCGCTACGGGTTCTGTCCCTTATCACCGGAAATGGTGGCTCCTGAAAGGGGATGAAGTAATAGCACACCTTGATCAAGGGTGTTATGAAGATGGTCAACAAGCGGGGCGCGATCGCACTCGCTAGATCAATGAACTTATGAGAGCAGGAAAAGGGTTATGAAAACCTTAACTCTAGCCATCAAGAAAAAGTGGTTTGACATGATAGCCTCCGGCGTGAAGCTAGAGGAATATCGGGAGATTAAACCTTACTATCAATCCCGATTTCATAAGCCACTAACCCATATCCGCTTTACCAACGGATACGGCAACAGCGTCCCCTCGGTAACAGTTACTTTGTTAGGAATCTCTAAGGGAATCCCCAAGCCTGAATGGAGCGAAGGAACAATTGAACAAGGGACAGAAGTTTATGTTTTATCGCTTGGGGATTATATCAAGCAGAAAGGAGAATCATGAAAGCAATATTTAGAGCTTGTGGTGACACAGAAGAAATAGATTATCCTTCTTTGACCAAAGAAGAAATCTACCAAGAATTTATCGAATGGCTGCTAGAAAAAGCGGATGCTTCAATTGATATTGAAGCCGAAGATGAAGGAGGTGATGTTTAGACAAAAATCGTTTAATCATTTAAACGTTTGTGTAAGTAAGAATCTCCTGGGGTGGAAAGCCCTCTAGCTACACCCCTTTTTTAACCCATTAACCAGAAACCAGATGTCAAGTACGAAGCGTTATTCTCCAGAAATTGATCTTCTCATTAAAGCCATTAGCGAACTAAAAGACTTTTACAACAAGAAGGAGGAGGTGTTGTAATGAAATGTCCTAAATGCAACGCTGAAAAGACTTGTGTAGTCGGCACGAGGAAAGAGTACCGAGAGCGGAAATGTCCAGACTGTGGGCATCGGTTCAAAACTGTTGAGACTCTATACCATCACGTTCAATATGGTTCGAGATTAAAACGAGCTTAAAGTTTAAGCCCCCAATCCATACAGGGAAAAACAGTATAAAGGGGGCATATTTTTTGCTATTGAATATGCCAAATTAACATTAAGACAGAAAGATGAGCAAACAGAAAGGCTACGCGATTTGGGAACTAGGAAAAGGCGTTATTATCGCGTCTTATCCGAGATTTAATCAAGCTCGGAAAAAGTGCGAGGAAATGAATAAATCTGGCACTGGCAGATACTATATCCAGGAAGATTGGGACGGGGTTCCCGTTTCAGTTATCACAAGAACAAGGGTTGAGTCATGAGAAAAACGATTGTAACCCATACTATTTATGGGCGATGGAAAGTAAAGGCAACTATCAGAAAGTGGATCGCTGTACATCGGATTGACGACGATTACTGGGGGGTTACTCACTTGGCATCAGGGCGACGTTTCCCTGGGTATTTTCATTCTAAAAAAGATGCGATCGCAGCATCTAAACTAGCTCGGAGGATGTTCCCGCATCCGTTAAGAGAAAAAAATCAACACTTAATGCCCACGCAAAACCAGTGGCTTCAAACCCTCTGGGATGCTCAAATCAGTTTTACTAGATAGGAGAAGATTATGCAAGTTGAACAAATTGAAACCACTGAAATTGATAACGTCATTCAATTAAAAGCCCCAGAGAAAAATATGGGGACAGTGATGAATAAACAGGGTAAATTAGTCCAATCTGTTTATAATTTGCAATCGGATTTAATAGCAGGGGGAATAAACAAATCTGTCTACATTCTCTATATGCTTCGTCTTCTTTATGGCTGCAATAAAGATTTAGAAGTTACACCAGAAAATCTAATCACAATACTTGACTGTTCTGGCGTAACTCCATTGGGGAAGGAGAAAGAAATTAAATTCGACGTGCAAGATGTTCAGGTTGAATTGGCAAAACTTTCTAAAAAAGGATTGTTGGAGATTAACGAGGTTCCTATTCAGTTAAGGATTCAAGGTTTATGATTGCCACAGCCTACGAATTTGGCTCCAAACATGAAGCGGTCAAACTCCTGGGATTAAAAAATCCCGATTCCGTTAAACACTCTCACAAAAAATGGATCGAAAATATTCATTATTACAAACGCCCTGGGGGGAATCGGGCGGGGTATGGCTACAATTTGACACTGATTAAACATTGGATTCAGTGTCATGAAGATGTTAATGATCCAAACCATTGCCGAGCGATTGCAGATTATTTGCGATCGCTAAACCCCAAAAAACACAGGAGGAAACATGATTGATTGGACTGGCCTGCGTGACTTTCGAGCCAACTTCAGACTATGGCGCAATATTGTCAGTCGTAAAAAACCCCACGAGTGGCAACTGACAACGTTTTGGTATTGGTTGAATTATTATTCTGGAGGGAATTGAAATGCAAATGTCTTGGCGCGATTGTTCAATCTCAAAGATTGCAGACTCTTTGATCGAGTACGAAGCACAATGCGCTTGTCTGAGCGAAGAGATCAACTCTAAGGATGCCCGGAAGTATTGCAACGACCGCTACCCATTCGGAGCCAGGGAATACAGTCCTTACAAAATCTGGCTTGAGGAATTGAAACTGATTCCTAAATTTGTGGCACTGAAACAACCGTTCAGAACCTATCCCCACTGGCGAAACCGTGTCAACAGTCGGGGGGAATCGTGGAACAATCCAAAACGTAAAGCGGTTGCTAGTGAGGGTCAGTTAAGTTTGTTTATCTAACGATCAAGACTTCATCAGCGACGGACAATGGTGGCGATAAAATAAATTAAAAGCCCCTATTTCTGATTCCCGTCAGAGTAGGGGCATCCCACAGGAAACATTATGGAGACAAAATGGACATTAAAGAATTAGATTCTGGCTCAAAGTTTGTGAGTGAAAAAGGCGTTATTTTACTCTCACAATTGAACCCAGATAATTTCAAATACTGTTTAGAATACAGTTTAGCTCATAAATCTACGGTTGAAATTAACGAAAAAGCCAAAATAGTAAAACCCGATTATTCGGATTTATTAAAAGCTGGATTCTACATGGGATTAATTGGCATTGTGGAATTGTTGGTGCATGATGGCGTTCTAAATGTTGAGGATGCCGTGATAATAGCAAATAAAATATTTAACGGTGAACTTGACAACGTTTTAAATATCCCAATGTATCTTACTGAATCAAGAGCTTTTCAATTTTTAATTGATTCAATCAATGCAAAAAGATTTGTAGATGATGAAATCAATAAGGAAGAAATTGTAAATAGTTTGAACAGTCTTATTTAAAACAATCTTACAACTCCTGCCCTTATTCCCGATAACTCCAAAGAAGCTCACTCTACCTAGTGGGCTTTTCTTGATCATCTGAATCATTGACAATCTTTTTAATAAATTCCTCAATAGTTAATCCTTCATCCTCAGACCGAGACTTTAACATCGCCACAATTTGTTCGTCGTTTGCTTCTATTCGAGCTTGCAATACGTTACCCGCCAAGGTTGTGGGTGCTACACCCTTGAGTGCTGCCCATTCCCTTAATCGCTTATTATGCCACGCAGGGATCTTAATCGTAATTCTATACCTTTTGTCCATTGTTTTTTTATGTCGTTTAGCATATAATCAGCATAACATTAACACAAATACTGAAAGGGGCTGACCGGATATCAGCCGATCAGCCCCACCCCAACCCATTCTTTAACCCAGTTGAGGCTATTACAATGTTTGCACAAAAAGAACTATCTGTAGATGAATTTCGTTTACTTACCGGAAAATCCATCAACCAAATTTCATTGTTAACAGGAGCCGACCCTGACACGGTAAAAAATCACCGTCGCAAAGGCTACGACCCTAAACCCCAATACGTTCAATTTCGTCGCCACTTAGGTTTGTTAGCACAATCAGAGGGAAAAATATAATGGACAATTATTCACACTCTCAAGAAGTCCATCACCTAAAAGGGGAAATAAAATTAGGGCAAAACCTTAATGGTCAATACTGTATTGCAACGATTAATCAAGATAATACCTTTGTGGACTTATGGGTTGACCGAGATGTATTGAAACGATTTTGCAAACACACGCTTTATGTTATGGAATGGCAGGAAAAGAATAATCAGTAGTGGCAAATTCCACCCCAGATGTATTTTCCCCTATGCCCACCCTTAGAGGTGGGTTTACTATTGGTACATCAGGTTAAATCAAGCCTGAGTAAACCCAGAACGGAGGACTATAGGAAGCCATGAATGGGCGATTTTAGATCGAGGCAAGGGGGAATTAGGAAAACAATAGATCTTAGAGACGAAAACGCTTTAGAACCATTTTCCTCAAAAGAGATTCAGTTGATTTTCAAGGTTTCCCACCAGACAATCGCAGACAGAAAAGGGGTTTTGGGGATAACAAGAAAACCTGTTGATTGGGCGGAATTAAACATCTTGTACCTATTGCATATTTTTGTTAGTTCCAAATACCCACACCATACCTACTATCAGTTCCAAAGCCTCTATCACCACTGTTTAAACAACGGTTTATCTATCGAGATAGAAGTTTTCCAGAAGATGTTAATGCTAAACACAACCCAACTATTTAAGGAGTTTAAAGTCGATGTCCTATCAAGAATCACAAGCTACCGACAACAACACTCAACCGGAACTTACCGAGTTGTATCAGAACTCACGGAAACCCCAAACCCAGGCGGAACAGCCGAAACAGCAGACTAAATCAGCTATCACCAAAGGGAGTACAACAGATCAACTCAATGATGCAGTTGTTAAGACCCAAAAGAAAGCTAAGGATAACGCGATTGTTAACACTAAAGCCGTTGTTGTTGCGGGTCAAAACTCCGGGCGGGAAGATGCTAAACTATTTAAAAAAGCAAAACAATTGGCTTTCTTAAATGAAATTGCAGACGATGAAATTGAATCCGCCAAGGCTTTATTAGTTGGGATTCCTGAGTACAAGAATGCAATTGATCAAGCGTCCGGGGATGAGTTAGGAAACCTCTTAGACTTTGATCAAGAAATCTCAATTGAGGCTTTAGAACAGCAACTTAACGAAGCGGTGGGAAAGTCAAAAAAATCCCAGTTAGCTGTGAGAAGTTTTTTCGGAGAATAAACGAACTAGAAACACGGGTTGAGAGAATAGAAGTTATCCTAAAAATCCCTCAACCCAAGGAAATCAGTCAACAATTAGAATTATTAATGGGAGGGTTTTAAGTGGGAATCGTTATCGACTTGGTTAATCTATTTGGAGTTTACTGCTCACATAACGTAATGCCCTTTTTAATGGGAGGTTGTTTCTAATGAATACTATTTATTATTTAACAGCATTCTTTATTGGGTTTTTAATATTTAGCAATCAAGTAGTTTTTAGTCGAATCAGGGAACAATCCCAAAACTATCAATATGAAAATCCCAGAACCCGTTAAGGCGATCATGGTTGGAACTGTGATTGGTGGTCTTAGTTCAGTCCTGTTATCCCTAACATTAGAACCGGAAATATCAGAGGTTAGAATGGGTCAATACGGGGGTTTTATCGGATTAATAGCTAGTTCCACAACTACTGCACTCTTGGCTATCACAACCCGCAATAACACCCAATCAAACAAGGAAACAAGCCCCAACAGATCAGACACAAAACCAGACTTTAACCTTGTGTTGGGTGAACTGATCCAAAGGGCAACCGAGAATCACCTGAATTGCCTTCAGCCTGGGAGTCCTGAATACTTTGAAGCCCTTGAACTCTATGGAAAGGTACTTTCGCCCGAAAACACCACTCCAAACACCAACGCCCAGAAAATCAAAACCTCACACCATGCACAGGGAGATTGATATAGATGTTAGACAGTTTACAGCCTAGTGATGACTTACCAGCTTTTAGTGGGGATTCAGAAGCCACTCAGAGGGAACCTAGAAAGCCTAATAAAACACGAAAACGAGTAGCGGTTTTACTAACAGTTATTGCAGTTTGTAGTTTTATTACCTTAGTCGGGAATAAATCAGGAATTATCAAGAAGTTTGCTCCTAACGTTCCCGTAGCTGAAAGTGCCGAAGTTCAGCAAATGACGGTAGAACCAACAGGGGAAACCTCGACCGAAGCTAATGATAATTCTGGAGAATTTCAACCATCCCCTGACTTAGAAATGGCACGAAATGAGCTATTAGATAAGTCATTAAACGAGGTAGGTTTTCAAGTTAACAACTTGAGTGAAGCGGTAGCAGAAACATTCCTGTTGCAAGCTCGTTCTGAGATTGAAAAGAAACCCATTTCTATTGAGTTATTTCTGATTAAGAAAATCAACTTTCTGGCTAACAAACTTGATAAAGCTACGCTAGAGGGAGAATTTAACGGTTCACCTAAAGAACGGAAGCAAGCGGCTGATTTGTTGTTTGAGGTTTGGGGAAATCTTTTGGCACTAAAACGCCATTGGGAAACTACATCGGCAGATCAAATTCAATTAAAGTTTACCTCTGTTAATGTCTCGGTTTTGGCGAGTGATGTCCGTCGGTTCTCTGAGGTTGCCATGACACTTAGAGCTTTAACCTACGAGCAGCAGAAGCGGACTGAGGCCCTTCAAAAGCAATTAGAACTTGAGGCTAAACAATTGGCAGAAAAGGAGGCTAAAGATGGCAAGACCAAATAACTTCACTAAGGATAATTGGGGGGTTGCCGTTGCAGCAAGTTTAGGATTTTCAGCCATTGGTTTATTCAGCGCTGCGACTGTTCAGATTGAGGATTTAAAAGGTATCTCACCCCACCAATCTCAGAAAGGAGAATGGGGTAGCGTTTTGGTAATTGAGCGTAAACCCGTTAATAATTCAATCCTTCTATATTTAGCGGGCGTGGGATGCCTTGGTGCTTTAGCGGGGTTGATACTAGGGGATGAGTCTATGGTCAAACTTGAGGATCTACCCCGCACCGTCCCCGATACCTTGGCTAAATCAGTTAGTTGGACAGTTTGGGGAGTTGGTCAGGCTTTGGATAGTCTAGGGGACTTTGGAGAAAAAGGTTATGCCAAATCATCTCAACTGTTGATCCGCGCTATCCCACCGGAAATCAAGTCTAAGTTTCAATCAATCAAAGATGATTCGGGTTGGGTATCCGAATTTCTATCGTTGCCACATCAAAGGCTAACGGGTGGCACGGGGTCGGGAAAATCTAAACTCCTGGGATTGATAATCAGTCAATGGCTTGAGAATAACCCCGATGGTCAACTGTTTATTGCTGACCCGAACTATGGAAAGCCCGATAATGACGGTTATCTTAATAATTGGTTTGGGTTGGACACCGAATGGATCAAGCAACCCGATGACGAGATTGATAGCCTAATTGATCACGTTCACGCCCAATTAGATAAACGGATTAAGGCTTGTGTTGACGGAGCCAAAAACGGAGCCAAAAAGATATCAGAAATTCAAGTTGACCTGACTCCGATTTGCCTAATCTGCGAAGAATTTGACAGTATCGTGGAACGATACAAGTCAGACAAAACCAATTCCCGGCTCGATAAGCTAATTGAGATCATTAAGCAGGGTAGAGGCTACAAGATTAAGTTAATCCCCGTGGGTCAATCCGCGTCCGTCGGTGAGGGTGGTTTTACTTTGGCAACACTGGAAAATTTAGCTCAATTAATAATCTGCTACCCATCAATCCCTGAATCGCAGTTACGGTATTTAGCAGGGGAGAAAACGGGGTTAATAGAGATAGCTGAAAGGTTGCTCAAGGAAGGGAAAAGACCCGCTATCTGCACAATCAAAGGGCAATCAAGAGTAGTTTCAATTCCTGACCTATCAGGATTTAACGTTACCTTTGCCAGTGCCAAATCAACCGACCCGGATAGTGATTGGTGGGAGCAGGTTAATACTGCCCTGTTTAAATCTTCTCTTGAACTTCGGGCTTTTAAATATTCCCACGGTTTGATTCCATCACCCCTAAAACAAATTTGTAGCGAGTTAGGAATAGAGCCGCGTTCTACTAACAAGCGTTACACGAATTACCTCAAACCCGCATGGGAGTCTCAATTATCTCAGTCCTCTCAGTCCAAAGTCTTAATTAATAAATAGGAGCCTTTACTTATGAAACCCTCAAGAATTGTTTTCGTTTCTGCGCTAACTTTACTTGTCTTTTTTGGAGTCAGAGGGATGACAGTTGAAACCGCTATCAAGACATTATTCGAGAAAAGTGTAGGGACTTTAACCTATTGGTTCGGCGGGTCTATAAATGCCACAAATAATCGTCAACTTCCCCCCGGTCAAGGTGACGATTCCGATTCAACCATTACCCCAATTGAATCACTGGAGGATGTTAAATAATGAGAGTTTTATTCTATTTTGGATCTGTTCTGGGTTGGGTATTTCTGATTTACTTTTGTTGGAATCAGTCAATCCCTTGGTGGTTTAAAAAGGGTGTAGCCGAAACGGTAAAAACCATCCCAGAAATAACTAGGCAGATACCCAAGGAGGACTGGGCAAAACCTAAAGAAGAACCCAAAACCGATGATAAAAAATCTTCCGATTCCACTAAACCCGAAAAGAAAGAGACAGCTAAAAACCTATTTAGTGGCGAGTTTAAATTAGGTGGCTTGCGATCGCGCTACAACCTTGACGTTCCCAAAAACGATAAATCAGAACAAATAGGCAAGCAAGATATGGGGGGAAAATAAGGCAATGTTGAACCGGAAATTGGAGGAGAGGATAAGGGATTGTGAGGAACAGCTTGATGATGTTTGGTTCTGGTGTTTCGTTTCTGTTTTGCTTGTGGGCTTTAGCATTTTTAAGTTTGGATCACCCTCTACCTCAGTTCCTCAATCCCAATCAACAACAACATCAGAAACAATTACGTTAGGTAAAAACGCCCCTAAGTTTATCTATCCCCATTCAACCCCTTACACAATATCTTCTGGGTTTGGTATGAGAGAGCATCCTGTAACGGGAGGGCAAAAAATGCACAACGGGATTGATTTTGCAGCGCCGGGGGGTGCAAACATCTTAGCCGTTGCCGATGGTCAGGTGTCTTTTGCGGGTGACATGGGCGGTTGTGGCAATGCAGTTGAGATCAATCACTCAGGTGGCTACCTGTCCAAATACTGCCACGCCTCGAAAGTTTTAGCTCAAAAGGGTCAGTCGGTCAAAGCAGGTACTCCCATAGCTCTAGTTGGTACTACGGGAACATCAACCGGAAATCACCTGCACTTAGGAATAAAACTCAACGGGAAATATATTGACCCTAAAAAAGTAATCCCAATAATGGAGCCGAAAAAATGATTTTCAATAACTTAATGATGTTAGGGGTAACGGGGTTTACACTTATCAATTTATTACAATCCCCCGCAATTCAATCAGTAACGGGTGCTAATCCATCGGGTAATGTTTCCGGTGATATTTCCAAAGCACAAGCCCCTGAAGAGATTAAGAAAGCTGTTAGTCAAGCTGGTATAAATGACGAGGGTTTTGCATGGGCTATAAGTCACATTTTGAAGGTAGAAGGAGGTTGGTCGGATCACCCTGCCGATGGCGGTGGGAAAACCAAGTATGGTATTATTGAAAGTGTAGCCAAACGGCACGGGTTAAACGTTTCCTCAATAACTTTACCCCAAGCAATAAAGATATATCACACCGACTACTGGATAGCTTCAGGTGCAGATAAAGCCCAGAAACCGCTTAATTTAGCTATTATGAATAGTTATGTTAATAGTGGTAAAAAGTGGGATATCTCAGGGTCAACACCGCAGGAACAGGCGTTAAACTATCTCAAGTCTCAAGATAGTTATTACACCTCAATTTATACCAGTAGACCTTCTCAAACCGTGTTTAAGTCGGGTTGGCATCGTAGAACTAAATACATGACGGATGCCGTTAATGGCGGTAATCCGAGTTGGTAATTTTGAATTGCAAACATTAGCAAATAAGAGGAAAACATGAAAGGATTTGACTACACCATCAAAAACAAACCCACTCGATATAATGGGATTCAATTCCGGTCAAGATTAGAAGCTAAGTGGGCGGCTTTCTTTGATTTACTTAATTGGAAATGGGAATATGAACCTTGCGATTTTGATGGATGGATACCTGACTTTGTGATAGTAGGGAGACAAGAATTGATATTTGTTGAGGTTAAACCCGTTTATCCGTTCCATGATTACGATGCAACTGTTCGGAAGATTAAGGAGAATATAGAAAACTGTAATTGCAAAGGGCTTATTCTTTTAGTTGGGATTTCTTTGCTTGATAACGGGATATCATCACATTATGATCCTGACTCGGAAACAGCAATAGGGATGCTTTACGCTCCTGATGAACAGGAAGACTGTAGCGAGATTGACGGTTACGAATACGAGATACAAAGACGTAAACAATTCCAAAAGAGAGAAGATATAAGTCGAGGGTGGTTTCGGGGTCAATTTGGTTTGTGGGAGGGATCTGGTAAACATTCCGATGCAAACTTTAACAATATTTACGGGATTTATGATTTTGAATATCCCAGGGATTTAATTACTGATTGTTATGATGGGGATATAGATTACTTCGGAAAGTTTTGTAGCGAAGAATTTTTACCTCACAAAGTCCGAGTGCAACAACTCTGGAAGCAGGCGACAAATATAGTTCAGTGGAATAATTATGGGGATTCAAGTATTACCTCAATAGTTCCATCTGACAACACTAACAAGATACCGTCAAGAGCTTAATAACCTCATGCAATATCCAGAAGTAGTCGAATCAGTCTACAGTCAAATCCTGTTAATCCCAGAACCCAATCCCATCCCCAAAAACAAAGACTTTATTTTGATGACACTCTATCACCGGACGACAAACCCTAAAGCCAAATACCCCCGTGAAGGGGCTGTCAAAACCATTCTTGATCTTGGTTTAGAGTTTGCTCCTGTTGAGGATTGGAACATCACACTAGAAGACTATAACGCCGCCAAACTAAACCAACAAACCCGATGGTTAAGCTGGCGAGAAAACTTAGCTCCCGTTGGTTCAGAGTTCAAGAAAACCATAGACAACAATCAAGAATTTTAAATGAAAAAGTCAAAAGTTAAATCAAATTATCCAGAGATTGCCGAGTTAGTTGTTACCACTGCCAGAAAACGCGGCGGGAATCAATTATTAACCGATGTCAATTGGGTGACTAAGACCCTGTTCAAATATCAGAATGGTGTGACTCCTCTGACTGATACAGACTCGGATTGTGTTAGGATTGGAGAGGGACTAAGACCTCGTTACGAGTGGCAAATAACGCGAGATCATATAGCTTTTGCGGATGCCAACAGTGCTAAGAAAGGATGGAAAACTTAGGATGGAAAACTTAGGATGCCTACTCGATGAAGTGGAAAAAATATCAAGAGGGGTAAGCGATCGCCATTATTCTATCTTTAAATTCAGCACTCACTTTAAAGGTGCTTTTGGAACACCCGATAGATTAAGGCTTGAACTGCCACACCTTCCAGCTTTTGACACTTTAGAAAAATTACTAATCTGGATGGTTAGTGAACGGGTAAGTTTTTCGGATATTGAAACCGAGAATATTGAAGGTTTTAAAATTCATAATGGGATCTACCATGCGGAGGGAGATTTTATAGGTGACTAGGGAACAGTTAGAATATATCTGGTTGGTTGATAGTTTGGTATTTTCCGAGACCGGAAAACATCTTGATAGCTTGACTAGAAAGATTCTCGAGGGAATATTAAACGACAATACTTATCCTGAGATTGCCAAAAATCTAAATTATGGATCTGCTTATATTGGCGATAAAATCAGAATAATATTTAAAATTCTAAGCAGAAGACTTGGTGAAAAAATTGATAAATACAACTTCTCTTGGGCAATTGAAAGAATTTTAATATCTGACTATAGCCCATCTGTTATCAACTATTTACAAACAACAACGGATAATGACTAAAACATTTATCGGAATTGACCCCGGAGCGACGGGGGCAGTGTGTAGGATTTCTAATGGTGAGGTTAAATTTCTCGACTGTCCAGTGATTAAGATTAGTGGAAAGATACGCCCCAACCCGACATTAATGGCATCTGGACTGAAGGAAATGATCACCATCAATACTCACCTAATTATTGAGAATGTTCATGCAATGCCCAAGCAAGGGGTATCTTCTACTTTTAACTTTGGGATGGGTTTTGGGATTTGGCTTGGGATTATTGCAACGCTAGGAATCCCGATGGAGTTTGTTACTCCCCAGGCATGGAAAAAGCACTACAGCCTAATAGGAAAAGATAAGAAAGCGTCAAGGGTGATGGCGTTGCAGATGTTTCCAGGTGAAACTAACAATCTTAAACTCGAAAAACATCACGGGAGGGCAGAGGCGTTATTATTGGCAGAATATTTAAGGCGGAGATATTGAGGGTTTGATTTGTACTATAATAGGAGTTAGCGCAGAGGACTAAATCAATAATTATGAAATTATCGGCATACATAGTAGCCCCACCTTATCCCCCTATTCCTGTGGTGGTAATGACAAATAAAACAAGCCACTGTTTGAAAATTAGAAAGGGCGAGATAGGATCTCAGTGTCTTGATGGAGAGTCCATTCACCTAATGGAAAATCGAGTTGCTCTCGAAAATCTTTTAACAGGAAAAACGATTACTTTATAGGTTAAGTTTCAACAAATAAAAAGCACCCTAAATTAATGATTGATAAAGGACAAAGCAAATGAGAGATATTAAAATCTTTAACAAAGATGGTTTTCTGAATTTCGTGGAAGGCAAGTTAGCGTCTACAGGGGATTATAAAAAAGCAGATCGGTGTCAAGGATCTATCTTTGAAGCACTGAAACCAGGCTATTTGATTGAACTCCAAGATGGAGTATTTGTTTTAAATAAAGACCTGGATCTTCGGCGCGAGGTCAGTCGTGGCGATATATAACCAGTGATTAATAGCTAAAACTTTAAACCCCTGTAAATTAATTTACAGGGGTTATTTTTTACCATTTAGAAGTCTGACAAACAGTTCCCCAACCCTCAAAAATTTCCTCAAATCTTTGAGGTTGCAATCCGAAATAAAATAGAGTTTGGGAGAATCGGTTTTGGTTTTGTTTCTTCCCCTCCACTGCCCGTCTTGGGGAATAAAAAGTTAACCGAGTTGACGGTAGACAGAAGCGATCGCACCGATTCAAAGCCTTTTTGTACCAAACCGTACTGTTGTCGGTATTGGTTAACAAGAATGCTTCCGCTTCAGTCTCGTTCAATGTTGCAATCAATTTATCAACAACCTTCTCAATAAATCCCGCGCTGTAGGGAGGGTTTAACCAGAGTGTTTTAGCCCGTCTCCAGTTCTGTTTGAATCCATCATCTTGAATTGTAAATATCTTTTGAGCTTTTACCGTTCGGTTGGCAAGTTCACAGCTAAAAGGGTCTAATTCAGGAAATCCATAAAACTCATGGACTAAATCAATCAAATCAGACGGGGTATAATTTTCGTTTGAATCAAGAATTACGGGTTGTGTTTCAAATAGTGAAAGTTGTTGTATAATCATTATGTTGTTGCTTTGTGTGTTTGCTTTTTAAAAGTATCTGAGATTCTCTACAAACTCAGATACTTTTTCTTTATTATAAGGTATTTGTGTTAAAATAAATATTAACTTAGATGTTAGTAAAATTATGAAATCAGAAAATAAGAAAAAGAAATGTGGTTTCGCCGCCATGAGTCCAGAAAAACGTCGGGAGATTTCTAGCAAAGGCGGTAAAGCATCTCACGATAAAGGAACGCTTCATAAATTCACGCCAGACGAGTGTAGCGATGGCGGGGTTTCCACATCACGAAACAAAGACTACATGACTGAGATAGGTCGTAAAGGTGGCAAGGTATCTCGTGATAAAGGAACACTGTACAAGTTCACTTCTGAAGATTGTAGAAAAGCGTGGAAAAGATCAACATGAACAAATTTAGATAAGAATTGAGGAAATAGAATGACAACAGAAACAGCACCAACGGAAATAGCTACGCCGTCGATTGTAGGGTATTTACTCGACAATCAAGGGAAGACAATTAAGTGCAAAGCAACGATAAACTCAAAGGGATATATAGTTTTTTATCCCGTGGACGAGGAGTGCGATCGCAATGCCAACAACGACTGATTATGTTAATGTTTTCGTGTTATAATAATATTGGTGGAAAGATTCTCTCTTAAAGTTACCTGGCATCCGCTTGGTGGCTTTTTGTTTTATGGGTTTGGGTGTTAGAATATTATTGGAGAGATCAGAGGGAGAAATGCCAACGACGACTGATTATGTTAGTTCGGTTTCGTTACTGCCAACAGTGGAATTTTTGGAGTTGGTAGCTAAGAAACAATGGGACTCAACCGTTAGTTATGGCCTAGGAATATCAACTATTGTCCCGATGTTTCACTCCACAACCAACTCGGAATGGTTATGTCTAAACACTGAAGCCGAGTTTTTGAACTCACCCATAGGGACAGTATCAATTAAAAATCCCTTTGCCTATACCCGACCGGAATCGTCGCCCGTTTACGTTGGCTATAACGATATTTCAATCCCATCTACTAAGGCAAATAAAGCCAAATCACTCTATTTGTTCAGGATAGATGAAGATGGGATAAACGAAGTTATAACTGTTTCAAATTACGATAAGAAGGATCGGAATGTTACCACCGCACCGCCATTGGATTGCTTCTCTAGGGAATGTCTGACGTGGTTTAGTAGCGATGTAGATTGGTTTACTGGGTTTGGCTCCCTGTCGGGTTCTTTATCGGAACTGATAGTAGATAAAAACGGCGTTGTCACGAATAAATCTGAAGATGTTTTGAATAATCTAATCATAGCATCAACAAAACCAGTAAATTATACTGATATCTCTTTTTCAACTGTTACAACCCTTAGCCCATTTGTTGCCATCAAGTTTGCGTCCGAAGTTGAGTATATAAAAACTGAATCAACATCGGATTATAATATATTATTCCTGTATAATAGTGATTCATTGGTGGCTTTTGCGGGAGATGTTGTATCGAAAAATGAATCGTTTTATTCTGAATCTTTAAAAACTAAGGTCTATTTTGATTCTCAGGAGATAATAATAATATGAAAATTAACGGAGCTTATAAATTCTCTACAGAGGCAATAATTAATAAACTTGATTTTGCTTTCCTCTATTCAAAACTTCAAGAAAATGACAGGGAATTTGTTTTTACGGGGGGAACAACATCGTGGAGAAAAATATTGTCACCTGGTAATACGGGCGTAGAATGCTGTCTTGAAATTCCCGAACCCACGGGAGTCTATGCCACAGAGGAAGACGCTCTAAACGACGAGAGAAGACCAGGCACAAATACATCTGATACACCCCAAAGCAAGTTAGTTACTTTATTTTACGATTTACAGGGTGGGAATAGCCCTGTTTCATTTTATCAAATTTTCAAAATAGCGGGGCAGTCTACTTATCCCAATAAAGAAACTCAGGTTTACGATCCTAATTTTTATGGATTTTGGAAAAATTGGCAAGAGAATCCAGATCCGAATTTTTTGCTAGGAGTAGCACCAACTCAAAGCCCACAGCATTGCCCCCTTCTCGATCCCATCCCTTACCCTGCGGGGCTAATAAAAATAGGGTTTAGAACCCCAAAAATTCCAAACTGGAAGAAAGAATATTATAGATTTTCAGCACCAACGGCTTTACTTTTGAGTGAGGAAACGGCATACATTAATTACTACGCAACAGCACCGAATGTCATGAGATACGTCAATTGGGAAGACGAGGAGGATTTTGGTTTTTATACAATGAGTCGAATGCTAACTGTTTTGGATCTTGATATGTGTCGAGTTGTTTCATGTAGTCAAGTATTAAATAATTGGGCTTGGTATCCTCTTATAGATTCTGATATTAACACTGTCAATATTTCAGCGCACCAATCTTTTATCCCTGAAGCAGCAGGGGAAGCATCTGACGAAGCACATAAAAATGGATATTTTGCTGTTATGTGCCAACTTGATAAAAAGGGTGCTATCGAGAGCTACTTAAATCAAATCTTAGCTTACTGGGGCATCCCCGGCTCCCTTCGATTTGTCAGAGGCGTTTCACCATCTGGATGTAATACAGACGCTAATGGGGAAATCTATCCTGATCCTGTTGAGGAGGAGATTCCGGTTTATTCCTTGAGATTCAAAGGTCGGTATTCTTCCATTATTTTAAACTACCAATCAAAAGGAAAAACACAAGAACTAACCCTTCCAATTGAATTTCCAACAAGAGCAACAAAGGTTAAATTTATTCCCGATGCACCCGCAGAACATTATAAACTTAGTTATTGGGATACAGAAACGGGGGATATAAATGGTGAAATTGGCAGTGGAACTGGTGAATACATTCAAAGCAATATCCCTGCAACAGAATGGCGACCGACTGAACAGCCTATAGTTTCAGAGGCTTTTGTTGGGCGTGTCAGTATGGATAAAGAAAATATTTATGCTTCAATATTGTATGGAACAATTAGAGAGTGGGAGACAGGAAAACAGTTACCCGATGAAACGTATGATTATAATTCTGGATCAGTAACTCAAGGATGGATACAGTCACCCGATACCGTGCCTTTTATTGGAGATGAATATAGCAAGGTAAGTCGTTATGGGACGGGTGTAATTACAAGTAATGCCAGACCCAAAAAAGACAGTTGGAAATATTGTAAAACGTTTACAATAGATAAAAAAACATTTTCTATTGTTTCAGAATCTTTAAAAACATACCCAGAACCTTTAACAGAAACAAAACAATTTGTTATCGGCTACGAAATATCAACTCAAGAGAAAACCCCCAGATATCGGTCATTTTATGACAACAGAGGGACTGGCAACGCTAGGTTTAATTTGATTTCAATTTCCAACCTAGGAGCGTCGGACAATGGTTTCTCAGGTAATCCGATTTGCTACCCACAAATAGCGGGGACAATTCCTGGTACTTGGGCTACAAACCCAATACCTGATTTTACAACAGACCTATCATTAAATCGTTATTTCCCAATAGAATCAATCCCTGATTACATTAAGCCTCAATCCTTGTGGAATCAAAAAGATTGGATATTCTGGAATTTATTGGAGCGTCCAAAAAAACCGTTAACAAATACCAGTTATTTTATCTTTGAGCTTGAGACTAAATTTAGCGCACACGGGAGAAGTAGTGTTAGACCCTATAGATATTATATTGATTTAAAACCTGTAGCAGCTCCTCCGGGCACTTATGAAGGCTTTGACCGTACATCAGAGAACTATTTCGCCGAGGTAGTAGAATCAGAGCGGCTAAGAGGTTCACCAATTCTTGATTCAGAAGGAAAAGTGGTAAAATGGGCTAGAATCTCCCCGTATTCGTACCCGTACTTTGAACCAGCACGTTATCTTGTTGGCGAGGGTTCGGATACTTGAAAACAATCAAAAATAGGAGAATAAAATGGAAGCTAGAGGCATTCGATCTTATTATGAAGACCAAAAATATAATATTACTAATTGGCGTTATCAGTGGCTAAAAAGAACGCTTTATCGGTACAATGCTTGCCGAAGGGCTAATGATGAGCTTGGATCATTATATTCACGTTCAGAAGACCTTCCAACTATATTCCCATCTAACCTTGCTTTTTTGTGTTCAAAGGAATCATTTAATTGGTCTGTTGAGCTTTACAATGTAACCGGAGAAGACGAGAATTTGTCCTTGGATATAATTAATAAAATTCCCGCTAGGATTCAAGGTTTAGGCATTCCAAATCCAAAGAATGAAACCTTGAAATTTTCCGAGGAATATATTTTAATGAAACGAAAACCTGCATATGATAACAACAACCCTAATGATGGTGTTAAGTATTGGACACAAGAGGAGGGGATTTTAGATAGAGAAGTTGAGATAGAAGCCACAACCTTGGGACTAGAAGATATGAAAGAGTTTCTTAAACAGTGGGAATTTAGACCGCACGGCAGGCTTTTGGATATGGCGGTTTTTGTTAATTAATTAGGAACATATAGCTGCAAGTTTTCAAAAGTAGGCATCCGTCGCCCAATTTCTACATCTTCAGAACATAACCACCACTGACAAAATGATTTAACTTTAGGTTGGTCTGCAATTCCCTCTAATTTCCCCCAAAAGTAATTACATAGCAACCTATCAACATCATTCTGATACCAGAGACTTGCCTCTATTAGATGAACAGGGCAGTCAAACATCTTGATTACCCGTGGGAGTCTATCAAGAATTACGGGGGCGTTATAGGTCTTAATATGGGTTTGAACCCCAACCTCAACGGGGAAACCTTCACGATTTAATTCGTGACAGATAACCGCTATTTGTTCCCACTTCCTTAAAAGATGGGGCTTAAAATCTCCCAGGATTAATCGGGCTTTGGGATTGGCAATATGCGCGGCTTCACAATACCGCTTTAAGTCATCGAGCTTGTAATCTGGATAGCAAACTCCTAAATCATCGGTAAATTCATTTACCAACACCCATTCGTTAATCTTTGGGCGCTTCAAAACCCTCTGATAAACCCATTCAGTAATAGTCTCGCAGTGTTCCCATCCCTCGCCGGGTTTATGGTGTTTGTGACCATAAAGGAATTGGGATCTATAGATTTTATTGGGGATATCCAGAGCGCAAGGCTCCCTCCCAAGATTCAAATGATACCCAGCGACAATCCCATCAAATTGATCGTAGTCAATGGATTGAGTTGACCCGCAAGTAAATTTAAGCATTACTGGCTCCAGCCCAAACCCACCCACCGGAAAAGGCAACATACATCAGCCCAGTAGAAGTATCAAGCCAGGTCTCTCTCGCACTATTGGGGGTCTTAGAAACACTTGCCGGGGTGTTAGTGTGTACGCGCATTCTGGCATCTGTCTCAACCCACGCCGTGCCGTTGTAGACATAGGTTAGGACTGAATCATAGTTATTGACCGCCCCATTCTCTTGATATATCCAACGGGTTCCAATCGCAGCCGCCCCCGTTGGCGTGGTAGTGGCGACAACCGTAGAATCTCTGGATATAAACCATCTACCGCCCCCTGTGGCAGTGTAGCAACTTTTACTATTTGCTGTTGAAGTCGTGTCGGTTTTAGCTAATGCTAACCAGGTTTTTTCGGCAGAAGCATAGAAGACAATTCCATCTTCTAAATCAGTAACACTTAAAGCCGTGATTGTGGCTATATTCGCCTTTGAACCCATCCAAACCATTATCTTAAATCTCCGCTATAGTTATATTCAACAATACAGGAATAAAGTTAGGGATTGAACCGTTCCAATTTTCTAAAACTTCCGAGTTCCAACCATCGCTAGAATCCCACAATAAATTAATAGGAGCATCAGCAGCAAAAGCCTTAACCTCTGTTAATGCAGGAGCGAGTAACTTGGTTTGAAGTTGGAATGGAAAACCCCGATCTATCTTAGCATTAACCATAAAAGGTTTTAAGCTAAAATAGGCATCCGTTACAGAAAGATTGCTAACTATTCCCCCGATAATCATAGTATCAGTGGCAGCCGTGAATAGAAGTTTTTGCCCTTCAATTCTTTGGTTTAGGTTCGTTGCGATCGCCATATTTTGTTAGCATTTAGAACTGTTTATATTATATAATAAAACAATAGTTTTGTGCTGATTAAATTATGATTAATACTCAAGAACTAGAGAATGCGAGCACCATTGTGGAAAAATGGTTAATCCCTCAATTCCTAGGAAAGAGGGCAGTATTTACCTATCCCTCCAAAGCTCAGAAAGATTTGGGATTGAGTGAAAAAGTATTCTGGTTTGCAATTTTTACTTTAGTTGAGCAACAGAAAATCAGCTTAGGTGAAAACGATTACATGGCAATTTATCCGGCTGCAATCGTATTAAGTGCGTAGAAAAATTATCCCGATCACTACAAATGATCGGGATAATTATTTATTCTGCTAATCCCTTTTTCCTGAGAAGGTAAAGCCGTTGCCTTACCCGTCGCTTTTCTTTAGCTTCCTCGGTGGATTCATATTTAGCCTGTCTTTTCTTTGCCTTCTCGGTGGATTCATATTTAGCCTGTCTTTTTTTTGCCTTCTCGGTGGCTTCGTAGCGTTTGTGCGCTTGCCATTGAGACTCACTCCAATCAGTCATAATTACCCCGTTATATTGTTCTAAAACCCCTAGCTGTGATAACTAGGGGATTGTTTAATTAAAGGACTTGAGATGCGATCGCATACCAATCATCAAAGCTCTTAATCTTATTGAGTTCCCCTTTTGTCATCAGCTTCTTGACCCATGCTTCGTATGTCTGGATAAAAAATACATCCTCTGAACTTTGGGGGTTTTGTGCGGGCGTGGGTGTTGAACTAGGGACTGGTTTTTTGAATGGGACTAGATTGGATTCGGGTTCGGGCGCGGCTATTTCTAATTCAGGTTCGGTAGTTGTCCCTTCCGAGAGCTTTAGAATATCGTCAAGTGTCATCTCAACACCAAAGCCAACGTATCGGGCATAACGATATCCTTGAGGGTCAACTAGAATGTACTCAGATCCATTGGTGACTAACAATGCAATTGTGTAGCGTTCAGCTAACCATTTTTTTAATTCAATTTTATCGTTAATCAGTGCTATTGAATTATCGCCGTGCGGTGACTTATAAAAACTGTCACTCCCACCTTCCCCATTGAGCCATTCGTGGGGCTGTAATAAGTTTTGAAGGAACTCACGATAATCCTTTGACGAAAGTTCAACTATCTTACTTATCTGGGTTAATGTGCGATTATTGTCTTCCTGCCGAATGTATTGCTGAATTGTATTGCACTTGTTTAAAGATGGGTAATTTCCTTGAATATAAATCGGTTCAGCGAGTGAGTTGATTTTAATAGGGGTGATGGTTTCTTGAGTTTCGGTTTCGGGTTCGGTTAACTCATTGAGTTTGACCAATTCTTCATTAGAGATTAAATCACCAGTAACACGGATACCCGTTTCATCAAGAATTGAATGGCGAACAATCTCATAGATGGATTGTTCATAGAGAGGTAAATCAGGGTTGTTGGAACCAAACTCGGTAATATCAAAGGCTGCATAATGATCAAGTCCAGATGCTACACAATTTAAGGTTAAATGAGCTTGGCTAGGGTGAAACTCTTTCCATTTTGCGATCGCCCCGTTAATCAGTGTCGCGCTATGTAGGCGGGTTGTATTTATGAATTTAGATCGGGTGTCTCCAAAATAACCAACTAATTCATTAACCTGTTTTTCTGTGGGGCCATCAGTCCAGGTAATATCGGCTGATGATCCTTGACTGAATCGACTAATCTTAACTGAGAATTTGGTTTTGTAGAAGCTGTTGGCAAGAATTACACGGATTTCTTTAGCGATATCTTTGATGTCCACTGTCTTGAGTCCTTTGCGTGTTGTTAATACAACTATAATCTACTTACTACGATATGTCAAGCGTTTTATAAAATTATTTTTAAATTGGCTGTAACCCTGATTGTTGCTAGGGATTTTAAGCGATCGCGCTACCAAGATAAAATGATATAATAATGCAATATCCCCACGATGTGACAAAACATCTGGGGACTTGAGCAAACCTATATAACAGGCTACTGATGATCAACGATAACACGGAAAAACATCTGTCCTGTCCAAAGTGTGGGCATAGGATGAAAAAGAACGGGGTGCGTCCTGATGGTCGGCAAAAATGGCGCTGTACCCCCTGCGGAGCGTCCCAAACCTCCGATCCTAAGCCCGTGGGAAGACCGAGGATTCATCCCAAAACTGATCCTAAGCCTATAGGGAGACCGTCTATTTTTCCAGGCAGGAAATTGACCGATGCCGAATCTTATTTAAGGCATAAGAAGAAAAAGGCTATGCTGGCTCTCAAGGCAAAATTTGAGGATTAACCAAAAGACTGAACTCCTTACATAGCAAGGGGTTCAGTCAATCTAAAAAATATTTTATTTTAGGGGTTGACAATACAACTTGTCACCGTGTACTATTTAGGAAGTCACAGAAAATACCAAGCAAACAAGATGAAAGACTACAGCAAAGGATTGGAAATCGAAAACGCTTTTGTTTCACTAGAAGATCACAGACAAAAATTGATAGAGAATCACTATCGTTTTATCTCTGGCGGTCAGTATGACTGTCAATGGGGCTACTGGGTGCATGAAGACTTTTATGAATTAGCTAAAAAATGCGCCCGATATGCGTGTCTTGACGAAGACGCTATGGCTAAAGAACTGGGAATAGAAGAACTCCCTGAGGGTGCCGTAGTCGATTCGGCTCTTAATTTGGGGTCTGATTGGCTTTAATTTTCAGGCAACAAACCAAAAGCCGGATCAATTGATCCGGCTTTCTTTGTGGCGAACTTGTCACAGAAAACCACTAACTCATAATAACATGACAGACAACTATAACCACTCAGAAAAGGGCAGAAAAAACCGGACTGAGTACAACAAACGGAACAGGAAGAAGTTAGAGGAGTTGAGGGGCGATAGAAAGGGTCAATGTTTTCACTGTGGACGGATTCAGTGGCTCGTAACAAAAACTCCTGCGACGTGCCGAACTTGCCACAGGAAAGGCAAAAACAATATTTTATTTTAGGGGTTGACATATAGCCGTAAGTCTACTATATTTAGATTATTGAACAACACCCAAAAGCAAAGGACGAAACAATGAACTGCCAACAAATAGACTGCCCAAGATGTGACGCTAAAGGATTTTTGAAAGAATTTTCTCATATTGCCAACGGAAGATGTTTTTTGTGTGCCGGAGCAAAGACAATCTCCTTATCTACTAAATACCCTAAAAAAGCGGGGAAAGCGACGTATCAACAAGGTGTTGACCGTTACAGAGCGCAAAAACAAAACGGTTTGAAAGTAAACGTAATTGCACCATTTGAGCAAATTCAAATCCTGTGGGGATGTAAAGGTGATGGACAAACTATCACAAGTGATTTTGACTTAACAGATGAAAATAAACCTGAAATGAGAGCTTTATGGCGGTGGTTGCAAGAGAACAATTTTAAAACAGAAGTTAAAGCTAATCAAGAAAATGATTTGCCTTACCTCCGAGACGAAAGAGGGCGACCAATCTAACAACCCCACACCCTAGCCAAACACCAAACGGCTAGGGATTTAATAAACCAAAACGCACAAAGGAGGACAGATGAAAATAGAACAATTAAAAACAAAAATCAAGGGGATAATTGACAGCGACCCCGGATGGATTGACGGGGTTTCTACCAAAGAATTAGCCCAAAAACTCAAAGAAGAAAAAGACGTTATTTGCTCAATCCAAACACTAAATAGAGCCATGTTGTCAATAGTCGGGGAAACTGAAGACGGTTATCCCACCAATGACGGAAACCTCGTTATGGGTGAAGGGGATTGTCCCAACAACGGGAAAAGCACGGGAATTAAGAAATATTGGTGGTTTATCACATGACCAAAGAATGGAAACCCTCCCTCTGGGAAGCCCAACAACGGTATAAGGCAACCCAGAAGGGTAAAGACAGGGATCTGAAGTACGAGGGGACGGAGAAGGCAAGGGAACGGCGGAAACGCTACCTTGCCAACTTAACCCCAGAACAAAAGGAAAATCGGCGCGAACAGAAGCGGTTATGTGCCGAAAGACGACGAGACAAGGAAAGACAGAATAGGGAACACGGAACGATATTGTCAACAGACTGTTAGCGAATTATACGGAGCAAAAAATGAACGCAAACTGGATCAAGGTTGGATTTGAGTTTTTTGGAAATGTTGTTGTCGAGGTTATTGAAACCGAGAAAAAAGTGCGGGTAATAACAAAAGATGGTTTTATCCCTGTTAAGCAATTCTGGGGATTTCATGAAATCCAAGACTTGAGAGAGAAAGGATACTGTTAGACCACGCCATAACCCTTAAAAACCCCAGGACTCAACCCCTGGGGTTTTTGCTATTTCAACCTTCTAAACCGCCAAAACATCTACAACAGATTCAAACCACTGCAAATGTTGTCTAGTCGCATCCTTAACGCCCTTCTGCGCTGCAAGTAACAGTTTAGAAAAAGCACTCCCCTCTGGAGTTGGAACCCAAGCCGGATCTTTCCCCGCGGGGTTAGGAGTTTGCAATCCATTCTCGGCTAACAATTGATTAACTCGTCTGCCACTGTGTTTAACACCAGTGCGCTGTTCTAAGATTAATCCGAGTTCGGTGGGCGTGAGAAGTTTTCCCTCGACTTCGACGGTCAGATGTTTTTTGGATTCTTCCATCGCAGGAGCTAGCGCCGGATAAGTTTTAGCGATGTTGTTGGCAATGACCCCTGAGATAAGTGTTGGGTCAACATTGGTGGGTCGGAAAACTGCCATAACCGCATCACTAATCAGTTGAGGTGAAGGCTTGTCTAGTAAATTAATTCCATGAGTGTTTTTCAACTCCTTCTCGCACCGCAGGAAATATTGTCGGGTTTTCTTCCCTTGCTCCGTCCCTGACATCTCTAGGGATTTATCTTGACTATTTTCCATCCCTGAGAAGATTTTCTATTCCCTCTTATAACATGAAAAAGGTTTTGATAATTCAGATTATTTTCTCGACAAAAATCTTTTAGGTTATTTACCGTGATATCAACACCAAGTGGAGATGTTAAGACATAAGTATTTATAGCCCTAAGTGGTAATCCTCTTTTTGCTTCAGCCATTTTTCTTCTAGTTTCAATACTTGCCTCATGTTTTCCTTTATTTGATTCTGAAATTCTTTTCTTTGTTTCTTCTTTAACGGGTTTCATTACTTGATATTTTCTTGCTTCTTTGATTCTAGTGCGGGTTTCTTCCGATACTTTCACCCCTTTTCTACTATGTGCAGAAGGTGAAATATTGAACTCTGGAGTTAATTTATCCAAATAAGACTGTTCTAAATTCAATAAAGATAAATTATCTAAAACAGATAGTACGTCGTGAAATTCAATAATCTCAAATACAAAATCATCGGAGCCATATTTATCCCAGGTTCGTTGCAAAAACTGGCTATGGTGATTACCTTTTTTTAGTTCGCTTAAATGTCGCCTCCATCTTTGGTAAAAATTTTCCGATGTACTCCCTATATATTTTCTTCCCGTACTCTTTTGTGTAATAGAATAAATTCCTGTCTTAGCTAAATCTTCAATTAGATGGGGCGTAACAGAAGATATTTCGATGTTCATTTATTGTTAAAGTGTTGTGTGATTGTTTTAATAGTATAACACATTAAAACAATCAATCCCTAATGCCTTGAAACAATCGACGGTGAGATAGATGGATTCGCTAGGACGACCGCCATCTGGGGTTTTCATCCATTCGGATAAATAGTCTTCCTCTTGTTCAAAGTTGCGGGTTAGCTTCTTTTTGGCAGCCTGTTTACTCGAATATCCCAACCATTGCCAAGCGTCTTCAAAATCAACGGGGTATTCTTTACCAGATCCGAGTAAACTTAAAGCCAGTTCTTTGTTAAAGTTATTCATTGTGATCCTGTTAGTTAGGTTTACAGCCCTTGGGTATTTGACGTACCGCGAAGGGCGATTTCTATTAACTATTGTACCACAATTAATATTAATTAGTCTGGCAATCTCCCGATTAATTTAGGTTCAATTATTCCTATTTTCCAGCTAAGTAATCAGCAGACATAGACTCCAAAACCTGTCCCCATGCAATCGCTTTATCTTTGTGTAAAGTACCCCTTTCATCTTTTACGATGTTGTACACATCTTGTATTCTCTCCATCGCATCAGAAGGGATTTTAACAACTACAGTAATCCATTCCGATGATTCAGTCGTAGGATCATTTTCATCAAATTCGTCACCATCATCACCCTTAGCAAAATTATCCCAATCAATATCAGCTAATTTTATTAACTCATCCAATTCATTAGAACTGTATGGCAACCCTATGATCGTTTCAATCCCTAAATCATTATTTATATCTTCCAATAGTTTAGCAAGTTCGATTTTATCAGCATCACCCCTGGTTTCATTGAGGATAATGGTTAATTTCTTTGCTTCGACATCGGGTAAGTCGTAAATAATATTAACAAAGATTTTTTGCTCTTTGTTGCTCAATGAGATTAAACGATGTTCCCCGTCAATAACTTGATATTTACCCTTTTTTTCTGGATGCGGTCTAACCAGTAATTCTATGATTTGACCGTAGGCATTTAATGATTCTGTGATCGCCTCTTGCTGACGTTCAGATGTTTTGTTGGGGTTCCACGGGTTAGGTTCAATATCAATACTATCAACCAAAACCCCACGCTCAACTTTATAATTAGTCATCCCAGATTATTCCCCTTGATTTCCATAAATTTGTTGCTTCAGTTTCCATCTTTTTATATTTTACTACCTCTGATCGTAAAGTGTGAATTGTTGCTGATAACGCGGCATCTGATTCTTTATATCTGGGTATTTTATCTAAACCCGCAGCAGCACCGCCGCCAAACCTTAAACAAGCAACCCATGATGACGAATCTGAACTATAGCAGGGATATCTTTTCAGTACCCAATCAGTTGTTATACCGAGTAAATGAATCCTTGACATAACACCCGTTTCTTTATATCTTCCCATGATTATGTTGAAACAATAATCTAACCATTTTTGAAGTTTGATTTTATTCCTACTATGGGGAACTAAACCGCCTAAAGCTATATAATCATAGTTATCTAATGCTCTAATTAAATGCTTTTTATCACATCCAAAAGTAATAATAGGAATCGGTTTCATTCCTAACGATTCAAGTATTGATTGATTTTTCCAGCTATCATCTTGATTACCAATAACGTCCAGGTTCATAAAACTTAGAGATTTCATTTTATGCTCCCATCGCTTCTGAAAGTCTAAAGACCATGTAGCATAATCTTTAGGATTAATTATTTTCCCAGTTGTAAAAGCTGTAAATGCTCCTGAGTCAATTATTACTCTAGGTCTTAAGTCAGATACTTTGTCCAAAATGGACAAAGTATCTTTAACTTCTTTCTGGTCTGCAAATGTTGTTAAATGGTTTTCATGTAAAGGCTTCACCACTTTGTCCATGTCAACGTTAACAGAATGACCCGCTAAATGTATATTCATATTCTTGTTTTTCTCAATGGTCTGATTCCAAGAATCAGACCATTGAGATTCGTGGTTTTGGTAGGCATAACTAAACAGATGTTCTGGTTTGTTTTCATCAACTAAAACTTCTTTTATGTTAACGTCACCATTTAGTTTTGCTGTTGTATCAGCTAAATGAATCCTCAATAACTCCTCCCAATATTTTTGAGTGTCAATAAAACCCGCTTGTCCAACGAATGCGTAGGATTGCAAATAGCTTATATATCTCTCCTCAGTAAGAACTTTGCGTTGTCCGCGTTCGGATGAGTGATCAACTAAATACAGATACATTTCTAAACTTCCATATTGGGTCAACTATTCCCGCCTCTTGAAAACCTCTGTCACGAATCAAACAAGCGTGACATTTACCACATCCGCCCTTAACACCCGCATAACAAGTATGGGTTAATTCCATCACTGAATCAAAATCATCACCCAATAAATCCTTAGCTAATAATACCGATTCGGCTTTAGTTAAGCTCATTAACGGAGTATGAATTTTAAAAGCATCGGGCGAACCATAAACACCCTCTCCTAACGCTTTCGACATGACATTGATAAAATCTAGTCTGCAATCAAAATAACCCGCATAATCAGCTTCACAGACACCGATAAAGATATCATTAATACCCATAACGGCGGCGCGATTAGATGCAATAGTTAAAAATAAAATATTCCTGCTATAAACAAAAGTTGGTTCTACCCCGCCAGGTAATTCATCAACATTCTTATAAACTCCCAATTCGTTGTTGCTGACCAGTGGGGAGCTACCTTTTAAAATCCCCTGACCTAGATCGATAATTTCATGGGAAGCTAAGTTTAACTTTTCAGCTATTTTGATCGCGCTCTCAATTTCGGTTAAATGCCGTTGACCATAATTAAAAGTTACTGCGTGAACTTCTTTGAATTTACTTTTTGCGATCGCCAAGCAAGTCGTACTATCTTGACCGCCGCTTAAAATTACCAAACATTTATCAGCCATTGTTTTCATTCCTTGTACTGTTGACGCGATTAATTAATCCATTCCAATACTGATGCTGATATTTTTCGTACTCTTGATAAGCAAAAGAGAATAAATTATTGGTGTACTCCTGTTCTAATAAAACATTTGATGCAAAGTCAACTTGCATCCCCCCTTAATAGGAATAATCAAATGTATTCTCATGTCATCCTTTAATCAGGTTTAAAACTTCTGCCCTGGCTGCGGAATCAGTCATAAAAACACCTCTTAAACAACTGGTGATAGTTTTCACCCCATGCTTTTTAACTCCCCTACAACTCATACAATTATGTTCCGCTTCTAAAATTACTACAACACCTTTACAACTCAACTTATCAAAAATCAAATCGCCCATCTGTTCAGTTAATCTTTCTTGAATTTGGGGTTGTGTTGCCAACACCTCTAAAACCCTTGGGAGTTTTGATAACCCTACAACTTTTTGATTAGGAATATAGCCAATATGAGCAACACCGTAAAAGGGTAATAGGTGATGTTCACATAATGAAGTGAAAGGAATACCCTTTTCAATCACTACCTGGTCATATCCACAATCAAAAACTTTACTCAAAGACTCGGAAGGATCAACGCCTATACCTTGAGACATCTCTACCCAGTATTTAACAACCCTAGAAGGTGTCTCTTTCATTCCTTCTGGTAGTTCACCCCATAATGTCACCATTGCGGATTCTACTAGAGAAATCACTGAGTTCAGAGTAGAAGCATTGACTTGTGCAAGTTTCATCGATTCTGATTGCTGTAAGTCCTGGGAGCTTGAGCTTGATTCGATCATAAATCCATCTCGCTATTTCTTCACTGGTAGGGTTTTCTAGTTTTGTCGTATCATTTAAAAAATGGTGGTCTAAATAATTATCGACCAAAAGATTGATAACTTTTTTAATTTCGCCATAATCCATCACCATCCCCGCTTCACTACCTGATTGTTTTAGGTTATCACCTGAAACATAAACATATCCAACCCAACTATGTCCATGAAGTCTTGAGCATTTGCCTTGATGTTTAGTTAGTTGGTGTGCCGCTTCAAAGGTGAATTTCTTAACCAGTGTCCACATTATTGAACCCCTATTAATTTGTGAGTTTGCAAAGAAAGTCTATACTTATATTCTATCACTAATTCAATTGTTAAAGGAAGGGTTTTATTTATGCCATTCCATTCCGGCTGTAAGTAGATAGGAATATTTAACGCATCTAACTTTTTCTTGTAAAAATCAATCTCCTGCCCTGTGGAGATAATTAATTTTATTTCGTTAGCGAGTCCCCATAGCTCGTCTAAAACGGGGTAACGATCATTTAGATGTTCTTTTGGGGAAAGGGTTATCCAGGTGTCTTTAACGGGTTGAAAAAAACTCCCTGATGTCTCAATCGCAACAAATTTATCAGCATCATTAAGAGCATCAACCAATTCGGGCAACTCTTTATGGATAAAAGGTTCCCCGCCTGATATCACAATATGCTCAGATTTTAACTCCCTGAGTAAATTGTCGAGAGTTTTAAAAGTTTTTGATGGAGGCTTAACTGTTTCTTGTGAACTATACCCAGTATCACAAAACCAACACCCCACCGGACACCCGTGTAATCGGATGAAATCGCACGGAGTCCCAGACCAAAACCCTTCACCTTGAATCGTTTGTTGAAATGTTTCGTGAATAGATAGCGTCAACTTGCTGATACCTGTCTCAGTAATTTTAGGCTTACTCATATTTTAAGTTGTAGAAGGGTTTATGATTATGTTAACCTCAATATGCAACAAAATCGTAGTATTCATATGTTTTTATCTATTCTTTGTGCAAACCTCCTAATGGATAAAAAACAATACCATTCCTGTATCCACCTTTCTTTGTGGGTAAAATAGGTGTAACTCCGTGTAAGTTTGCCCATGCCGGATAACAGATCATTGATCCGTCAACACTATCAAAAACCAAATCATAGTCTGGCACATGAAGATTTCCACCACTGGCATTTTCTTTTTTTGAGTAAATAACATTTACAGTGTTCTTGAGATTTCTATTGTCCTGATGATAATTAGCAGCTATATTATAATTGCTAATAGAGCTAGTAAATAAATCTCCAAATCTAAATTTTTTTAAAACATTTTCTTCTATTATTTTTTTCTGAATAAAATACTGCTCTGGCATAATATCTTTAATCAGATTCTCTGACAGCTTTGCTAATACTATCATTCCTTTAATAAAAGCAGACGCTGAATTTTTTAAATGAACTTGACTTATTGAATTAAAAGGTCTTCTTTGGTGAGGCTTTGCGGGTACAGATCCGATTATCACAGACTCCTGTTCGACAGTATCATATTCCCACGCTCCTGTCTTGCTTTTAGTTCCCAGTGGCAATTGTCTGTGCATTGTCGATTTAGGTACTCTGTCACTTCTTAGTTCTTTGTTGCAATATTCTAAAACATCATTAACATCATCCGGCAAACTCCTGAGATAAAATCCAACTTTGTTACCGATAGAATCAAGGAATACAGTTGAGTCTACTACGTTCGGAATGAGGCTTGTTGGGCTATCATTTCTTTTGTAGTCATGTTTTGTTACTATTAATTTTTGTTCTTTCATTTGTACAGGTTACTGGTTCGTTCTCTATTGTAAAACATCTTTTAGTGCAGATACTAAAATAGCACCAATATCTTCTCCTTTTTTCTTTGCTGTGTTACATAGTTTTTTAGCTTCGTCATACTCATCGGCAGGAAAATCAATAATTATACTCCTCTTAACATTCGAGCTAAAATTTTCTGCTGTTGTCTCTACATCCTGATCGTCCATGTTGATATAATCAGGGAAAACATTGATACCTTCATTCTTGCTATCCCCCAATTGTTTTAATAATTCATTCAATTTATCATCAGGGAAAAACTCAGATAGATCAATTTCCTGAGTTAACTCACTCAAAATATCAAAATCCCATGTTGAGAAATCAGAAGCCGTATTATCAGCAATGGCATATTGAGTTTTCTGTTCGGCAGTAAGGTTTGTCCGTTTCACCGCCACTATCTCATTACCCGTTGTTTCGACGACGATCACCCTTTCAATACCCAATTGACCCGCTTCTTCAAACGCCCCGTTACCCGCCAAAATAACGCCATTTTCATCGGTGACAATGCTCCGAGTCATCCCAAATTGTTCAATTGATTTCCTAATAACGCTTGCTGATAAGGGCGTTCTTTTCCTTGCATTGTTAGGATCAGGGGTCAATTTAGAGATATCAGTCTCAGTAATTTTAAGTTTACTCATATTTAAGTTGTAGCAATGTTTTCAACTATGTTAACTTTAAAGTGTTGTTATTGCGTAAGGTTGCGAAATAAAGGGAGGTAAGGCACATCTGATCAAAGATGCTGTTAAGGCATTTCTTGACAACCCATCCCTGTCCAACAGAGAGGTTGCCAGTCAGATTGGAGTTTCAGAAGGGATAATAAGACACTGGAAAAAACAACCCATTTGGGAAGAAAGGAAACGAGAGATTATTAACGAAAAAATGGAGGCAATTAAATCAATGATTGAGGAAAATAGAGAGAAGTATAAAAAGGATCTTGAGGATGGAATCAAAAGGATGGAGGTTTATTTGCGTGGGTTAGACGTAATCGCATCATCTTCTATTGCTGTTAGTGCAAAGGCTTATAGTCAAGCATCCAAGAGCGATGACCCAATGAAAGCCTGTGGCAAGTTAACCAAATCAGGGACGCATATTCACGGAAGGATGGCAGTAGAGACGGTTAAAGCCATTGCCACACTCCATGAACAAATCTATCAAACGGGCGTAGTATTTGAGCATATCCAAAGTTTAGAAGATGAAGGTAATGGGGATATTTAGGGATTATTGTAGGGTATTTAATGTAATTTACCACCGCACAATTTTAATATTATTTACTTGCTAAATACCCCGTTTTTTATTCAAGCTCCTGTTAATTTGGTGTATAATATAGGAATGAGAAAAGCCGGAGGAAGTAGTAAGTCTCCAGCTTTTCTCAAAAATTACTTACAAAAACCCAAAGGAGGGTTTCCCATGTCTAGTTTAGCATTGTCTGGCAATCAAGATCACAATCAATCCAAATCCCCTTTTGATTCCATTAAGCGCATTGACCGTGAAGGTTGCGAGTATTGGTTGGCACGGGAGTTGATGGGGTTATTAGGGTATGGACAATGGAAAAGATTTGCTGATGCGATTCAACGGGCAATTGTGTCATGTCAAATTCAAGGAGAGTTGACGGAAAACCATTTTGCCGGAGCCGACAATCTGGTAAAACGCCCACAGGGAGGGGGAAGTAGACAAGAGGACTATAAGCTGTCTCGTTACGCGGCATATCTTATCGCCATGAATGGTGATGTCCGCAAACCGGAAATCGCTCAAGCTCAATCTTACTTTGTTGTTAAAACCCGTGAAGCGGAAACCGTCATTCCTCAGCAACACGATGAATTAGAAGCACTCCGGTTGCAAGTCCGAATTGCCGAAGCCCAAGCCAGTTCCATGAAAGATCAGCGATTTGTTTTAGAATCCAGTGCCTCTATCGTCACCATTCACGGTGCAGGAATGTTAGCACTCATTCAAGGTCGCCCCGAAGCGGTGGTGAGAGAAACCGAAACCCAATTCGAGTCGGTTGTTATGAATGAAGACGGAAAACAGTTAGCTGTATTTCGTGGGAAGTCCTTAGCTCAACTTGGCAAGGAATTAAAATTCAAGTCTGGCAAGGAGTTGGAAAAATGGTTAGAATCTTGCGGACATGATCATCTAATTTCTAAAGCCATGCGTCCGGTTCAGACTGACTATATTCCGGCTGAATCTGTTGAATTGGTTCGGGAATTATGGGCAAATCAAAAAGGCGATCGCCAAATGATTATCGGTGAGTAATTAGCAGAATACTTAGTTAAAACCAAACATTAAAAAGGGTAGAGATTGAACCTCTACCCTTTTTAATTAGTGATAATTGCTTGATTCCGATTAAAAATCAACTAGGGGTTTCAATTTGTTTCAAAATCCCCATCACCTTCTCAAATGCGATTGCAGCCTCCATCGCATCTAGCCGCGCCATAATAGTTGGATCAATAGCTGTGGGTTGCTGCGCCTCTAGTTTGGCAATCCTATCCAATAGGTCGGCATAGCTTGATTTGGGCTTGTCAGCCTTTTTCTCTATCTTTACTTCTCCATTGGTTAAACTCTCCAAGCCAGAAATTAGAATATCCCGTAATGCTTTGGATTGGTCAAAATCAGTATTACCCCGACCGTTAGGGTAGTGTTCCCGTCCGTAGGCTTCTATTGCAGCAAGTAAGTCATCAGGGCATCGAAAGTTAATTAATTTGTTAGCCGCCATCGGTTTACTCCTTCTGTGTCTTACCTTCAAGTGTAGCACGATGTAAAACGAATAGTAAGACATATAAGTAAGATTAATTGTAATTCTGTAAAACAGTATAAACCTATAAGTAATACTAAAGTAAAACTACTTGACAAAGTAAGACAGAATTGTTATACTGTTATACATAGGGTAAAGAAAAGCCCGCAAACACTACAACCGCACCTAACTATCATGAATAACCAAACAGAACGGCTCCTGACATTCGCATCTGAAAAGATGATTACAGAAGAAGGTTTCTTCTATCGCTTTGGAAATAGTGAAATTGACTTTTTACCATCTGACGGCGAATTGTTCTTAACGCTTACCTTTGAGGGTCAATTAGAAGCCGAACTTACCCAGTACGACCCCACGGGCTTAGAGTTTACCGATACTGAAACCTTCCCGGAAGACGTGAAAGTTACCGAAATCATCAAATGGTTAAAATCGAAAATTAAATAAATCCCAAATCCCCTCCCTAGAGGGGAGTTCACCCATCTATAAGTTATCAGTCTTACTTACGAGTAAAACATATAAGTAAGACTGATGTAAAACTACTTGACAGCGTAAAACAAATCGGTTAAGATGTAAAACATAGAAGTAAAACAAAGTCGGTCGAGCAACTTACCAGGGACACCCAACCGACTCCACTCAACCCAATTAAGGACTTAAATCAATGGTAGCTCAAATCGCCACAATCACCACAGAGATCATCTCAAGCTACACCTCAACGTTTGACGGAATCACAATCGACACAATCAAAATGGTTCACCCAGATGGGACGATTGAAATCCGCTATGGTTGGACTGAATTAACAAACGATGGTCAAACCATCCACTTCATCCGAACCAAAGATGGAACGGTTTTAAACGGTAAATGGGCAACGGTTAAGACTAATAAATGGATGACCGCATACAAAGCCTTGCGCCCTGTAACAACCCAACCCCGACCCCGACCCGTGGTAATTCCTGTAATTCCCATGATTCGCTCCTACGCAGGGAAAGCATTTAGCGCGGGGCGCATCAAAAGCAATCCTGATATGGACATTACACAAGAACAAATGGACAAAATCCTGAGAGATGCCCGTCAATCACTCGGTTAGTAGCTAATAACCAGAGGGTGAATTTCACCCTCTATCACTTCACCAAACAGGAATTAACAATGATCAGAGTCGAAGACATCAAAGAATATCAAATCAGTAACTTAAACTCACAGTTACCAATCCTAAGAGTAAGAACAGTTTACGGGAAAACAGAAATCTACACGGGAAACCGAGCTGTCAAAAACTTCTCTATAATCAAAGAGGTTTTTGACAGGATTGAACAAGAACCAATGTCAACCCCATGTGAGGACTGAATGCACATAAACTTTTATCCAGTATTGCTCGGCAGTGAAAACACAAAAGAGCCAGACTTTATATTTTTGGGTGATTATGGTATTTCTTTTTACCCCATAAATGGATGGTTGGGATTTAGTTTTGATGTTAAGCCAAATTCTCAATTCTGCCTTGATTGTTTCTGGTTCCGTATGTCTAAAAATTATGGTATGCGATCGCACAATCCCTAGCAATTCCGTTTAGACTGCGTTAACCAATCCAAAAAACTTAGGCACGGATTCAACCCCGCGCCTTTTTGATATCTAATTCGACTATCTGATTAAATCCCCTACAACCCCGATCTGTTCCCTCTGGCAGTCTCTAAACCAATCTTCTAAGGCTGTGGAAACGATAGACTCAACAAACGCCACTGAGTGAGGCTTCCCCATTCTTGATGCTAAAGATATTAGGCGACTAAAATCGGGGAGTCCCAAGGTTTCAAAAATGACTTGAGTTTCAATATCTCTAACTTTGATAATTTCCCCTCGATGCTTAAACCCCAATTCCTTTAGCGCAGTCAATGGATCAAGTTGTCTAAGTTCGGCGTACCCGACAACAGAAATTGCTGATTCAATGGTGACTCGGTATTCTCTATCAGGGAGTCTAAAACCTTCACACTGGATAACGTGGCAAAACCGAATAGGAAACTTTCTGGATTCTATGATGGGTTTCATTAGTTCAACCCTCCCTCTAACAAAAATTGCTCTTGTTCCACAATCACGCTCCAATCGTCATAGTTGGCATTTAAGGCATCCTGGAGATCTTCTGTAGTCCATTTCGTATAGTGGACAATTTTCTCCAGTAGGAAATCTACGGATTTATTGTCGAACAACTTGTCTACAATTACGTCTAACCCAGTTTCAGCAAAAGCAGCTAACAGGACAATTGAACTCTGATTTTTGTTTACTACAGCGTCCCATGTGATTACTTTTGTAAAGTCTCTGGTTGAGATAGTCTTACTTCGTGTCGCACCTCTATCATTTTTTATCTCGGTTTCCTCTAGGCGACCTGTGTAACCTATATCCCATAAGCCATTGAGCGTTTTAGTACCCTTTTTAGCCGACTTGCTCAAATACTCTTTATTCCGTCCGATAGCAATACTCGCCCCACCTATTCCGATCCGTTTCTCTCCATCTGGGAATAGGTAGCAATCAATAATTTTATCCCCTAGATTCAATTCTGCACGGATTGATCTTACAATATCTGACATGGTGAACCGTCTCCTTAGAAGTTTTGGTTTACTACCCCTGGGTGTTCACGCACCGCGAGGGGTTTTGTTATTATTAATTATATCATTTTCATTGTTTAGTTGTGTCCAAAATACGGTATAATTATTGAGAGTTTTGGGGATAAAAACATGGGAGAAGCAAAGCGTCGGAAAGCGTTAGATCCTAACTACGGAAAAACGGATCTAGTTGACATACTAAAGAATCGGCAATCATCAATATTTGACGATCAAATTCTGAGTGACTATCTTCGATATCGAATCAAAGCTGGAAGTTTTTTTGATTCTCAACGCAAGGATTTACAACTCCAAGAGAACAAGAATGGAGAAATAGCTCAATCTTTTAAATTAGCATCTAAAGTATTGAGTTGCGGACAGGATGTTTTACTCCCCGATATTGACAAATACATGAATCAATTGGACGAAAATTTAAAAAGTGAATTTAGTGTTTTTATTAACTACGTTTTAGGTACATCGGGCGGTTTACCAATAATAAAATGGCTTAGAACCCACCTCAAAAAGAATATTACAGGGGGAGACCTGACAACACTATTCCCTTATCTTTATATGGCAGCAATAAAGCCGGCTGTCGATTGGTCTCAATCACAATCCAGTTAAAACCATTCAACACTACCTATTCAAGCCTGTGCATTGGCTCTACTAATTACGGGAGAGATTAACCATTCGTTGAATAACATTTTCTAACCTTGGTTCAACCTGTTTCTTAATTGATTCTCCCACTTTTTGATCGCCGTTTACGGTAATCGGGATATTTATTGTTGGAGAAATTGTCGTTTGACCTTTCCCTGTAGCTTGCTGCAATGCCCGTGAGAAGTCTGGGGAGACGATGGGGGATAGGACAGGAGACAAAGCAGAGGGAAGTTTGAGAGGATCTGTTAATTGAGGAGATGATGCCGACCCCCCACCGAGTCCGCCAGTTAGTTTGTAGATTTCAGAAGGTGCGCTACCTGTTGCACCAGAAAAATCCCCAGAATCCCCTCTAAGGCTTCGCATCTGTTCTTCTGCTGATAATCCCCCTGGAAGTCTTCTACCCCCCCTTAATCCACTTTCTCTGAGGGCTTGTTCTCCCGTCGCCGCGGCTCGACCCGTTAGATCATTTATACTGTCTACTCCAAAACTATCAAGCACACTGGATGTAATATCAGCAAAACGCTGTCGTCTCAATGATCTGTTACTGGTGTTGTTCGCTAAGTCTACCTGTGCCGAACGAATAGCCCCTTGACTGCGGAATTCTAACGCTTCTCTCTGGAGTTTAAAAACCTTTGACTGGTTAAATTCTTGTTTTCGTAATAAACCCAAATTTTGCTCTTGGTAGCCAACGTTCTCCCCTGCTATATCTGCCGCTGTTTGCAGCTCCTCTAACTGTTCTGGAGTTGTTCTAGGATCTTTTTTTGCTACTTTAAGAGCATTATCAGCTTTTCTTTTTTCAATTTTCGCATCATTCAGCGCCCTTCTAGCAGCTATTTTCTCCCGTTCAAGCTCGATGGTTTTCATTAATTGTTGGGATATCAGACTTTGTTTCTCAAATTCAGCTTGCTGTATTGCTGATTTTAATTTAATAGCCGAGATTAATTCTGCAAGTTGTTTTTTCTTCCGTTCGGAGCGTTCCCCTTGGACTAAAGCATCTAATTCCCCTGAGTAAAAGCTACTAGCCGCGTCAAACACCCCCTTCTGTGCGTCCTGTAATTCCGAACGCATCTGAAGGGCTTTATTGAGAATATCGAATTTCCGACTCTGATTGTCTAGTTCATTATTCTGGCGTTTAATGGTGTTCTCGTAGGCTTGTGCTTCCTTGTTTAACCCTGCTTCGTATCTCCTTACGTTTGCATCAATCAACCGCCCTTGTTCTTCAACTAGCTGTAATTGGAGCTTGATTTTCTTGCCAACATCCGTCTCTAAACTAATTCGTTTTTGTAATGTTTCTATGGCTTGCTGTGCTATTTTCAGATCGTATTCTTCCTTGAGAATTTTCCCTTGGTTTAGCAGATTTTTTAAGGCGATTAACTCAAGATTGTTAATTGCTTCAATTTCGGCAATCCCCAACGCTCCCCAGGCTTCCCGTTCTTCCCTGATAGCTTTCTCTAGGGACAACCTTAACTCGGCTTGCTTATTAATGTCTTTTTCTCGACTAAGTAGAACTTGCAACTCCTGAACTTTATCGGTAGCACTTGCAGCCCCCTCTAATTCCCTCAGTACGTTACCGCTATTAATCTGCTTTTCTATGCTTAATAGTTGGGCATTGTTTTCTTTGGCAATATTCCCTAAAACGGTTTGAGTATGAGCATCCCAGGCTTCTTTCTCGACTTTCAACATCCCCAAAGATTGTTGGAGTTGTTCTTGTCTTAACTTTCTGATTTTAGTTTGTCTGTCAGTCTCTAGTCGGGGATCTGATAGTGCTGGTTGAGATTTTGTTTCCTTTAATTTTTTAACCGTGTTACTGTATTCAGCCTCAAGGGTCTTAAGGTTGTTTTTTACATTTTCCTCGTTAATTAAATTCTGATTACCTCCAAATTCATTAAACGACTTCTGAACTTCACTTTGTCTAATTAATTCAGCCTCTTTGACTAAATCAACGGTTTTCTGGAGTTGTTTTTCAAGGGTAGAAAGCTCTTGATCATAACCGTCCTTAATTGTTTTTTGCCGTTGAACTTGGAGTTTCCCTATCTCGGCGTTAATAGCCTCCCGACCTTCTTTATCATCCCCTGCTAATTTTCCTAATTTGTTTCGCTGCTGCCTAATTTGTTCGTCCAATCCCTCGATTTGTAACTGTGATTTTTGGTTGTTGTAGTTTTTCTCTGTGGTTAATCCTTGGGCGAGATACCCCTCAATAATTGACTGTTGCTCCTGAAAGTTTTTAACCAGTTCCTCGTTTCGTTTAGACCGTTCCTCTGCAATTGCTTTAGTAATATCTGATTCTATTTTCTTGATTTCTTCCCCTGCTTTTCGGGCTGCTTCAATGTTTCCAAAAGCTCGTTGCTCGGACTGGATTTCTTGTTGGGCTGATTTCCGTTCCTCTAATTCCTTGATAGTTAAATCAGTTATTAACTTTTCCGATTTCCTTACTCCTATCTCCCCGTTTTTTTGTTGAGATTCTACCTCTGCTTTTTGTTTTGCAATAGTATCGGATCGCTTTTTGCTTTCCTGCTCAATGACTTTAGTAATTGTTTCCTGTGCCTTGCGTTGAACCTCTTGATCTAACCTTGTATCGTTAGCTAACTGACGTAGTTTAGTAATAACATCCTTATCAATTGTTTGCCCCATTTCTAACAAAGCCATGTTAAATTCAATAACCTCGGATGCCTTTTTCTTAAACACCTCCTGATCTCCAGATGGTTTTAGAATTGCGTCCATAGCTTCATTTGCTTTTTTCTTTAACTGTTCTAACGCCGTCCCCAATACCATTAAATCTTTTGGTGCAATAACCACATTAGAAGATGCTTGAGCTAATGCCGTTTTTAGTTTTTCTAGCTCACCTATTTGAGATTGAATGTTAGACTTGTTGGCATCACCCTTAACTGTTTTTTCCTGCTCTTTTAATGCAGTTATTTGATCCTCTATTAATCCGATCCTGAGTTTGGCTTGATTTTGAAGTTTTTGATTGTTTTTATATTCTTCGTCGGTCAATCTAATCCCTGATTTCTCTGACTCCTGTTGCTTTTTCTGAGCCACAGACAGTTTCTCAAGCGAATCAATAGCTAAATCCCCATATTCTTCAGTTCTATTAGCTAACTCCTGTGTGGCTTCTGTAGAATCCTTTAAGGATTGACTATAAAGAACAAGTCCAACACCTCCCACTACCGCAGTTACAGCAGCCAAAGGAGCGAGTAACGTAGCTACAGATAAGGCTACACTTTTAATAGCAAGAGCCAACCCTCCCATAGTCAATGTTCCCAGACTTGCAGACGCAGACAGCATTTGTAAATGAAGTGCAGCAGTTCCGGCCGTGATAGCCATACTACTAAATCCAAGAGAAGTCAATACTCCGGCAAGAAACACAAATGCAGATGCAGAACTGGTTACAACACCAGCTAATTGAATTGAGATAAACGACAAAACCGCAGGGATTAATTGAGCGCGGAATGCGATCGCTAACCCCCCGACAACAACAGTCGAAGTGATCAAGGCTGACTGCCAAGACCCGATTAAAATATTGACAACTTCACCCAACCCCCCAAATACACCCCCAAGGACTTCCATTAACCCCCTGTTTTTGAGGATAAATTCATCAATTATTTTGAACGCACCAAATGCGACAACCGCCAAGCCAACTGTCCTGAGAAGATTCCCTAACGCTGCCGTAGCAGAAGCCATTAACGTCATTGCGCCGGGTATTCGCTGAAGGTTGGCAGAGAATTGAGCCATACCTACAGAACTGAAGATAGTTGCTCCCCCAAGCCCCGTAAAAGCAGCGCCTAAAGCACCTGCGTTAGCAACAAGGAGGGGGAAGATTTGCCCGACACCGGGTAACAGAATGCCGCCTAATACCCCAAAAGCCTTAGAAAGTATTCCTACTCCAACAGTGAGGGCTTTTACCTGAAGGGCAATCACAAGGAAACCAGAAGCGAGGGGAGCTACCGCACTTGATAATGCCGCGAACAGGTTAATGGCAGGACGCAATACCGCCATCGTGAATCCCAGACCTTGATTCAGTGCCTCCAATGCGTTCGCTAGAGAGGTAAACAAGAATAATGGAACATCCTTAAAGACCGTCACCACATCCCCAAGAACCGTTTTAAAAATAGACTGGAAGGCTAGACCCGCGCGAAGGATCTGATCTGTAACCTTCCCCGATTCACCCACCAACATATCAAGGTTCGTTTGTAAAAACTTGTAGACTTCGTTTAGGGATTGAGTCAAAGGTGTTAATAGTTTTTCCCCCGATCTTTGTCCTATCAATTCAAACATCTCTTGAATGTTTGAAGTTACCCCAGAAAAACTCTGGGCTGCCAATTTGTTCCCGGCCCTAAATGCAGACAATCGCGTGGTCAATTCCTGCACCAAAGTTCCCTGAGCCTTCCACTTGGCAACCATCACGTTAGTTATCCCCAACGATTTAGCCAGGATAGAATTCATATCAATTGTTCCTAGAAAAATTGATTGAATTTCTTGCCTACTTTGAAACAATGGAACTTGTAAAGTTCCCAGTGCGGCTGCAAAGTCAATGGTTAAACTCCTTGCGTCGCTTAGGGTTGCTCCAATCGGTGTCGCACCCTGTGCCACCTGTTGAAATACTGGAATCAACTGCTTAGACGTGACCCCAACTAGATCAATAGAATCAATTCTTAACTGTCTAATCTGTTCGTTTATAGGTTGGTTGAGTGCCTGAATCGCTTGTGTAGGATCTTTAATTTCAAACCCGTTACTAATAATTTTTGAGGTTGCCGCCATAGTTGAAGCGACCGATAGCAACTGCCCATGTAATTCGACTGTTTGTCCAATCAACAATTTAAACGGGCCGTTAGAAACCAACCCTCGAAGCGTTGACATCCCCTGCCCAAAGAAGCCGATAGTTGTCGTAGCCTGAACAATAGATGACGTTATCCCCCCAAAGGAACTCCGAAACAAGTCAAGTACCTGAAGGGGTTGGCGCAGCCCAAGCAACTCCTCTTGAATTGATCTAAGGACAGGAGAAACTTGATTACTTGCCGAGATCGTGATACTGACTCCGCTAAGACTTGAACTTGACATCCTAAAACCCCTTGATTTGTTAGTATTAAATCAAGAGGTTATGGTTTATTGATTCGCGAATCTACTTGTCTTTTTTGATTAAATCCCAGGTGTACAGTCTGGGATTTTTACTTATTTCGTGTAGTCTGAGATATTCATAAGTTGTTTGGCAGCGATCACCCAGGTACTTCGTTGACTAAGTTTCCCGTGAACTTTTGTCTTATCGTCCGATTGAAAGTTTCGGACATATTCTTTTAGTTCTTCCAAGGTAGCATCTTTTGTGCTAAAAGCTGCACTCCCTACCGACTGAGGGACTTTACCGTTTTGAGTTTCAGTCATGGGATCTGGCGTTGTCGGGGTGGTGGGTTCGGGTTCCGGTGTCACTTCTACCGTGATCACGTCATCGGTTGGGGATTGTGGTTCCGGTGTCACTTCTACCGTGATCACGTCATCGGTTGGGGATTGTGGTTCGGGGGTAGGTTCGGGTTCGGGGGTAGGTTCGGGTTCCGGTGATTCTGGGAGTTGTGCGATCGCTCCTTTTTGCATAGCGTCCATAGCCTGCCAGAAAGTGGCGATCAGGTCAGTCCGTCCCATAGAATCGGCGGCGTTAACAAAAGACTGAGCTTGATTGATAGCTGATTCCGCCGCACCTTCTAAGGTTAGGACTGTTTGAAGTTCGGCTTCCAAATTGGTTTTGTCGTTGCGTAACCCTTTAAGAATAGCCTCTAGTTCGTCAATTCGGGATTGAATGGAGGTGATACCTGAATTTAATGCGTTGATGTGTTGAGTAAAAAGCATAATTGTCCTTTGTAGTGTAGAGTTTGCGGTTTGGGAAGCTATGAGTCGATTTCGATTAAATATTCCAAATGCGCTTTGCGATAAGCTGTCATAGCTTTCTGACGTTTCTCGGTATATTTAGCCAGCGTTTTATAGAAGTTCGGGATTGTTTCAACCTCCACGCATTCGGGATCGGTTAATTCACTTTCCAGGGCTTTCCATTCGTTGAGGTCAATGTTTGCGGTTCTGAGGTCGTCAATAGCCAGTAGTCTTTTAAATGTTGCGTTCATGGGGTTTACTTACTCTGTGGCGTTTTTGGTTTTTGTGGCGGGTGTCGTTTCGGGTGTTTTCCCATCCACATTTCCAATAATAGCCGGTTGTCCTACAAATGTCAAGGGGTATGCTAAAATATTTTTTAATTCGCTAGGAGTCCTATAAAATGCCAGTTTCAGACGGAATCGAAAAACGTAAAATGTCCATCCGTGTTCCCATGCCCCTATATAAGAAGGTAGAAGCGATCGCCCAAAAAGAAAAAGCCAGCAAGCACGACGCTTCTGACTCTTTGGAGATGACTTATTTTTTCTTGATGCTCCTAGAAATGGGGATTGAGGAGTACCAGGATCGATACGGGGACTGAATTAAACCTTTTCTAGTAGAGCAATCTCAGAACTTAGATCCTCCATCTGTCGTTTCAGTTCCATGATTTTTGAATCTGTCTGTGGGGACACCCCTGTCCACATCTGCCGATTCAATGCCACAAGTTTCGGATCTTCTTGTGACACAGGGGATGGTGGTTTGTCGTTATTGGTTATCTGAATCCCTCCCAAAATTAGGCTAAACTTCAAGTCAGAGAATTGCTTGCTGATGCGGTCAACAACTTGACGGAATAATGCCACCTTTTGATCAATATCAACTTTTAAAGATACCCTGTCTTCTTCTGGGATTGACTCAATAACCTTAATCCGTCGCTCAATAACACAAACCATTAATTTAGCTACAAAGTCAATTATTTGATAGCTGTCAATCAAAGGGATCGTACACTGCGGGTCAACCGTAAAGAAGTAGTCGTTAGGAATAGCAGGACAAACAGCCTTAACAACCTTTGATATTTTATCTAATGATTCCTTGCTCTTGAACTCGTCTGCCGATGCCTCCATTGCCCAATTCAGAAGGAAATCAATAGGCTTTTCTAGTGGGTATCTGTTGCCGTCTAACTCAAAAATATTAAAATCCATAGTTAACCCTAGTTTTCTTAATTATATCAACAAACGGTTTAACGTTGTCTTACAACAGCATAAATAAAGTCGAACATTTCAGGGTCTTTTCTGACTAAATAGGCAGGGTTGCGGTACATTATTTCCATTCCCATTGAATAGTACACATCGGTTTAATTTGAATTGTAACAATAAAACCCCAGGTATTCTTGGGGTTTTATTTTGGAAGGAATCAAACCTCTTCTACCTCTACAAAGAAGACATCTTTTCTTGTCTCCTTAATACTTCTGACAATATGCTTGGCATTTTTAGGGACTATGACCTCCTCCATTTTCGTGAAACCCCCCTGCCACTCTTCGGCAATGTTACGAATGGACGCACCTGTTTTATTATTTATTGACTTAATCACAACAGAGTAGTGAAGCTCGTCGGGTACATCAGCAAAATACTCTGCTACCTGTAACTTAGAAGTCCAAGAAGCGTGAGCCCCTTGATTATCCAATGGCTGTCCTACTTTCATGAGATCCATTGGGTTTTCCATCCAGATCAAAAGCCCTCTATAAACCTCTCCTTTGTACGGAGTTGAATTGTTGATGTAATCGGTTATATACTGCTCATCTTGACTGGATTTACCCGCTTTTTGTACATCCCTAACGTAATTGGAATCAAACCCCCATTTTTCAATTGCTCTTGCTGTTCCCTCTGCTTCCTCTTTTGTGATTTTACCTCCGCTTTTTGTCACCATATCGTAATATTCCTGAGCATTTTTAGGTGCACCGTCATGAGTTCCATCTCCTATTGTTTTGGATGGTTTTGCGATCGCCTCCACTTTCTTCTGCTCTTTGCTAACTTCACTAAGCTTTGTTGAGGGTTTTGCTTTTTTGGTTTTGGCAGGAGTCGCTTTTTT